GATTGAAAGGTATAAATAATATTAACGGTATAGAGAAATCTATACATTACAAGATAAAGGAGATTTAAAATGGCTTCAGTAACAAGAACAGCACCTGGATCATTTGGCCTTAGCACCAATTTTCTAGGTAAAACATTAGCACACTTAGATATTGATTTTGGCGCAGATGTTTCAGGAAAGCTAGGCCCAACATCAGCAGTAGCAGCCGCCATGGATGCAATTCAAGGCGCAGGCTTTAACATTGTAATTATTGGCGCACTACATAGTGCAGACAACAATATTTCAGTTTGTGTCGAGGGTGAATACGGTACAGACACATATGATGGCTCAGCCAGTGAAACATTGGCCGCTCACTTAGAAGATGTTTTAATTGCTTTGGGTACAGTTGATTCTGTAAACTTTGCATCAGCAACAGTAACAGCAAAAACATACGTTCTATAATTTAATATATTATATAATAAAACAGCGGAATGGTAACATTCCGCTTTTTATTTGGCTAAATAATCTATACTAAATATAATAGTAGCATATTATAGGTATACAAATGGCAAGAGAAAAAGGATTAGCCGCCGGCGGCAGATTTGGTTCAGGTGTTGGTGAGTTTTTGACAATACATACTTTAATTGATATATCACAAACTGGCCTTGTAGCACAATACAGACCTGACGCCCCTGCTTTTGTAGATGACATTAATCAATTGGTTAATAATGAAAAGTCTTGGAATAAAAGTAGAGGACAACAAAGTAATTTAGAAACTTTAATTCAAACTATTAGTTTACGCGGCAATCCTATGTATATCGAAAAACCCCAAAAATATTCAGTAGACGACATCAAAGCTTTAAATTTTGGATCTTCATTTAAAGGAAAACATGTTTTTTGGACTACTTCCTTTACTGTTGAACAACCTGGATTATATCTAGAGCGAGGCGAAGAAGCCATACCTGCATCTGGATTAATGAAAGATCTAACAAACGTTCCAGTTATTTTAAATTTAACAGAAACTGCTAAAATAAAAACCCCCGTTTGGAATGCTTTAAACCCTAAAATTAAAAACATTTATATTACTTCCTCCGATAAACTATTAGTTAATTTCTAGAAATTTTTGAGTAAATACAGTACTAGGCAAAGACTTAGGCTCATTTTAGGCGAAATGAAGAGGCATATAAAAGGCACATATAATACAGGGCGGGCGGTAGGCATTATTACACATTTTAGGAGTTGTTATGCCATCAGAAATTGAAAGGCAGAGCCTTGAGGCACACGTTGAGATTTGCTCAGAGAGATACGGGTACCTGGAGGAGAATATGGAACGAATCGAAAGTCGTTTGACTGTCATTGAACAGCAACTCGATGAGATTAGGCATAACTTGCTAGTCCAAGAAAAAAACAAATACAAATCTATGTGGGTCCTTAGTGGCTCCATTATCACCGCACTATTTTCAGCATTGATCTATCTATTAACCATTCAATAATAAGTATCGTATATGAATTACGAAGAATATCGTAGCACTTCAAAGTGGACGAAGGGATTTTGGGATCCTGAATTATCAGCTTTATCTAAACCGCCGTTATTTCCAGAAGGTGAAGACTTTTCAGGTCCAAATAATATATACGGTTATGAGATTTATAATAATTATATATTAAATCCTTCACGAACTTATGAGTTTGATTTTTTTGAGTACGATAAAAAAATAATAAATCCGTATTGGAAAGGCAAAACAGTCAAGTATACCTTAAATGCACACGGATATCGCGGTCCTAGCTTTAATTCAGATGCAAAATTAAAAATAGTAACCATTGGATGCAGTCACGCATTTGGTTTAGGAATAGACGATAGTAGCACTTGGGCAGAACAACTCAAAAAATTAATATCTGCTCAATTTAATACCAATGACGTTGAAGTTTTTAACCTTGGTACACCTGGTGCTAGTTCAGATTTAAATACAGTACAATTATATCAATTAATTGATATTATAAAACCAAATATTGTGCTGTGGGTACCTCCGGCCTGGAGAAGGTATGATATAGGAATCAATTCGTTACTATCAATAAATTCTGAATTTATTGATTTATTTGAAAATGTAATTGAACACGGCACATACACATTGGTGCCGGGTGAAGAATTTTTAGCAATTTACAACAGGGCTGTTATAGATTACGCAAACACCGGTAGTCTTGATATACAAACACGATATCAAAACTTTTGTAAGAATTTTTCGATAGTTCGTGATTTGTGTGAATATAACAATATAATATTTTATTCCTTTGCTAATTTTCAACAGTTTAATGGGTTATTTACTGAATTATGCAAGGCGTATACCTGTTCGTCTGGTATACGGAATTTAATGTATTACCTTAAATTTATTAATACACGAGAATATGTTTTAGACAAAGACAACAGATCGTTTATAAATGTCATTGCCCAAGAAGAGGCTATGATGGATTACTTAGTAATTAAAACACAAAAAAATGTTATTGGGTATGATTCTAGAAATTTAAAAAAAGCAATGGTGAAAATATATAAAGGTATAACTAGCGGATTATACGACGATTATTTTGAAGGCGTTGACTCTAACTGCAAACTTCCAAATATGCATCTTAAACTTCTTGCAAGAGACAGCGCCCATAATGGTGATTTTTTTAGTTTTGTTCTTGCTAACGTATCTTACAGTGTAATTGAAAAAGACGTAGCAAAATTACTAAATACATTATAATGTATTTAGAAGAACTCTTTGGCATAAACGAAACAAAAATGGCATGGCAACGCCAAGGAAATAAATTAGTTCGAAAGTATCGTTGCACCGGCGGCAGAAGAAAAGGACGCATTGTGTCCAAACCTGCCCAATGTTTTGCGGCTCCAGATATCAAAAAGCGTTTTAAATTACGTATGACTAAAGCAAAGTTAGGAGCAAGAATTGCGAGAAAATCTGCTAGAACAAAAAGAACTAATCCGGCAAGCATTATGAAACAACGGTTAAATAAGGCCTCCAAATGAAGCTAGAAGAATTATTTACAGAAGCAGTATATCAAATTTCTGGACCTGTTCGAGGCACAACCTTGCCGCTGGCTTCTAATGCGGGTGATAGTACAGAGACTAGTATAGATCTTAGAGATAAACGTATTGATCTAGATAATCCCAATGGCCCCACTTTAATGAAGAAAAAGTCGGAAGCGGAACAAAAACAAATAGTGCGCGGTATGGTGCCGGGCCAACAGTTTACGGTAATACCAAAATTAACAGACGTGGCAGAGCTTTGGTTTGTAGTATCTAAAAGTCCTTCTCGCGTAGTCGCGACACAAGATCCTAGTGCGGACAATCCCAGTACCAAGGAGTTTCTCATAGCAAATTATTATATTGATGACGTCAACCAAGATGGCACGCCCAAGATTAGTTTTGCACAAGAAAGAGGAATCGGAGAAAAGTCTAGAGAAATTAATAAATTAGATAGACGTGATATTCCATTAAATGTAGAAAGTGTTAGTCTGACCAATAAATAAGAAAAAATAATGTTAATAAACGAATTACTTACAGAAGATTTACGTATTCTAGAAAATTTACGTAAATGGTATGACGAGCAGTATAGTAAAGGTAAAGCAGAACTCGTTACAAAACAAAACGCCACACCCAATCATAAATCAATTAATGAAAGACTTATTCCTTATAGTTTACATGGGCGGATCATGCGGTGATCTTATTACTATGCTATATGATTCATGCAATGGCAAAATTAATAAGAATAGAATCAGGTCTGATATCAGGTCTGATTCTAATAGAATCAGGTCTGATTCTAATAGAATCAGGTTATCAAAAGATCGTAGTAGACTTAAAAAACCCCATTTATTTAAAAATAATAGTGAGAAAGATCATTACCTAATAGAAATTGCAAAATATTATGGTAGTATTCCAAGTCATGATTTGGCCTACCATATTGAACGAAAACACGACTTCATAGGTATTACTGTCGATGACTTTGACATAGCAATGTGGGCCGCAGAGCGATTTAAACAGTTACATCGCCCCCACACGTGGGAAGAAATGACCCAAGTATGTGACGCTACAACTATAAAACAATATGCAGAAATGTATATACATTTCTCTCACCTAATTAAACAGCACACTGATAATATTATTAAACTAGAAGATATAGTTAATGGAAAGTTGTTAGATGTTATTGAGATAGAAAGTTATTATCGGAGTATATATACTGCTTGGTTAGCTAACAATAACCTATAAATACAGTATGAAAATTGCAGAATTAACTGAAGCAGTAGGCATTATTACAAAACAAAATGCCACAAAAGACGCTCCAATTGGAAGCGAATATGCTAATGTTAAAAAGTTAGGACTTGGTAGCGGAAAGCCAAAATTACTTACAAACGAAAGCTTTGTTGACGGTAAGCAGTTTCGCGTAACCAAACAAAAAAATGGTTTTACTGTAGATTTATACGTAGACGGTAAACACGCAGGACAATATACACATACACGCAACGAAGATAATGTGCGTAACTTTGCAGAAATATTCCCAGAGTTTCGTAATAAAGGACACGGCGGCATGCTATTGTTAAAAGCAATAGCCACAGCAGACGAATTAGGTATGGACTTTGAAGAAGATTCACACAGTCTTACACCTGCTATGAGCAGATTATATGATGAACTAGATGGCTCAGGTTTAATTTATGGTGGCGATGGTGCTTGGGCAATTAGTCCAACTGGTGAAGATGCTCTAGACGAATACCTAAGCGAGAACTTTAACATGAAAGGCGGTAAGAAATGAAAATAGCAGAACTGTTTGAAACATTTGACCAACCTTATCCTCTATCATGGACAGGTGAAACGGATGGCTTCCAGGGCCCGGGCCCCCATGGCGGCATGCGAGCATTTGCCAACTTACCTGACGACACACCACTGCTTATTATGTTCAATCATGAAGGGAACGGGGAATATCAAGTAGAGTTTCATAGAAATCATAGTCAAGATGTATCAGGTGAAGGCGATGCTTATAAAATATTTGCTACAGTTTTACACGCTATAAAAAAGTTTATTAAAGAACGTAGTCCCGAAATGATATTTTTTTCCGGTGAAAAAGGAGATATAGGCGACAACCCAAGCAGAACAAACCTTTATTCTAGAATGGTACAAAAGTTTGCTAGACAGTTAGGCTATAACGCATACGTTGAAGACCAAGGCGACATGGTGCAGTATGAGTTGAACAAAATAAATTAGGAAAAAGAAATGAGATTTGCACAAATACAGAATCCAAATGTAAGTTTAGTTTACGTTAATTTACAAGAGAGTGATTATCTGTTAAAATACACTGATAAGAGAGTATTTAAAAGAGATCTAAATGAGCATGAGCAGTGGATTGCTGATGGCTTAGTTAAGAAGGATATTCTTAAACGTGTAAAAGTTGAAGGTAAGATAGCGTATATACGCAACTTTAAACTAGATGAGTCTCAAATAAAAGTGTCATTATATAAAGATATATTGAACGAAGATCTCAAAAAAACTGCGGCCAGTGTTGCGGCCGCTGGAGCATTGGCGGCAAGTGGCATACATTCAATTGATCAAAATACACCACAGCCTGATCTACAAACAAAAACACAAATAACACAAACAATCGAACAAGATCCATATGACAAAGAATTTGGTGATGTAAATGCTCTTAAGAGTATGATTAAGCATCACGAAGGCAAACGCTTAAAAGTTTATAAAGACACAGTTGGCAAGGACACAATTGGTTATGGACACTTAGTTAAGCCTGGCGAAGACTTTTCCAAAGGCATTACAGACCAACAAGCAGACGAAATGTTTGACAAAGACTTTGAGCATCATGTAAAGGGTGCAAGAACAACACCTGGTTATAATTTAGCGGACCAAAGACGCAAACAAGCGATGGTTGATTTGGCTTATAATATGGGTCCAAATTGGCACAAGACATGGCCAAAATTTTCCGCGGCGGCCGAAAAAGGTGATTGGAAAACTGCCGCAAAAGAACTACAAAATAGTAAGTGGTACAATCAAGTTGGTAATCGTGGTAAAACAATTGTTAACATGATTGCTGACCAATAATATTTTTTAAACAACCGTATACGGTTAAATATTAGTATGAACCAATCTAAGAAAAAAATCGATGCGACTTTTTCGGACATGTATGACGACATGATGGAGAAGTTAGAAAAGCATGGAAGATTACATTATTTAAAAATTAAAAAACTTAATAAAGGCATAAAAGTAGGCGATATTCGAATTAGAAAAACACAAAATGGATATGTTCTTAAGAAAGGATATAACAAAGGTTATTCAATTATCGAGAAAAATATATACACAAAAAAGGCTGCTATTATGCTGGCTGTTTTTCATAATAATGGTGATCAAGTAAAATATAAGCAAGTACTCGAGAGCGATATAAAATATGGCAATGCAGTTGAAAAATTATTAATATCCAAAGAAAAAATTAAGTATTATGCTGAAGAAAGCGATTGGTTTAAAGTAGATTTTATAGAATCTAGAGTTAAAACCTACGTTTGGAATGCCCAAGAGGCAAAAGACAACTTAACGCAACTATATTATAATTGCGTTTTTTAATAAATACGAATAACTTATTTTATATTACAGATTTGGAAACATATTATGAATTTAACAGATTTAAATACAACACAAACAGCAGGAGAATTAAGCAATAGTGTCCAAAATGCCTTTGGTGTAAAGGTAGACATTACTAAATTGGACCTAGATCATACACAAAAATTACTCCTAACAGTAAATGAAGAGATTAAAAAGCAACGCTTATCAGAAGATAGGCACAATTTGCATAACTCAAAATCATATCTAGCAAAGATCTTTATTAAAGAAAATTTAGAAAAGCATATTGAAGAGTTGTTAGAATTTAGTCCTGAAAATGAAAAGGCCGCAGATGCAGAAAAAATTCCAAACCAAGGCAGTACTGCCGATGCTGGATTTGGTGCAGGACCAGGCAAAAAGAAAGCAAGACCAGGCAAAAAGAAAGCAAAAGTAAAAGAAGCGGCAGGTAAGATGAAGAAAAAGAAACCTTGTCCGGAAGATGTAAATGAAGAAGAAATTTCAGAAAAGAAAGAGAAAGACGACAGATATACATTTGATCCTAAAGGTATGCAAGCACTTCGTATTCTAGTTGGCGGTCAAAACATGGTGCGAGCGAAAACTGCTATTGAAATGGCTATGAATGGCAAGTCTGTTCCTGCTATATATGTTAAAACATTCCTTCCTCTAATTAATATTTTAGATGACATTATGCGATCAGGCATGGCTAATGTGCAACTACTAAAAAATATTGATAAAAGAGCAAAGAAACAACTTGGCTTAGAATCAACAGAGGTAGAGATTTCAGAAAGATTACGCGCATTGTACGAAAGTCAAGAAGACCAAGCAGAACTACTACTAGCATCTAAAGATGTTGTAGATAGAGTACAAAAAGCAGTTGATGATTTAAGCAAACTACGCAACGAAGATTTACCACCATTGTTAGATGCAATGCGTGATGAATTAGGCTCCGAGATGAGCGAAGCATATGCTAACATTGCCCTTCCTACATTAGACAATTTGGTTGATACAAATGGACAAGGACGTGAAACATTAGCACAAGCAAGCAGAATCATTACAGGTGAAGAACAACCTGTAGAGCAAATGGGTGCTGATGTTGAAGAAATTCCAGGTGAAGAAATTCCAGGTGAAGAAGAGTTTTCAACTGCTGATGTAGCGGCTGGCGCAGAAGAGCCAGAAGGAAGAGAAGAGCGCGAGTAATATGCGATTTGCTGAAATTTTAAATTTGACGGAGCAAGGACCTGTAGACGACGACATGGTCGAAGCGTTGATTACCGTATTAAATCACGAACTTAAAAGTGCAGATAATTCAGCAGAAATAGGTGATAATGAAATAAGTTTTGTAGAATTAGTTCATACTATGAGAAACTTAGGGCATGTTATAGATTTTGATGGTTTTAAACAAATTTATGATATGGACCCCGGAGTCCAAAATTTAATTAAAAACTTCGATAAAGATTTCATTACATTAAACACAGAAGAAGAATTAGAAGTAGATGTTTCGGATGAAGCAAATATTGATGAGCCAAGTCAAAACAAAGTTGACAGTATGGCTAAAAGAGCATTGAAGAAGAGAACATAAATTATGGCATATTTTCCAACGGCATCCCACGCAAGAGATCGCGGACAAGATAATCAGTTAATTGCTCAAGAAATATTAATACTAGAATTACGTGTATTAGCCGCTGTTGCTAGTAACGCTTTGTCAACAACGGCAACTGATACAACCACAGTTACTATTAATGGCACAGTAGTTACAGGTAGCCCAATGACAAATGATGACGCAACAGGTGAAGCGTTTTATAGTGTATGGAAAGGTAATACAGAAAGCACACTACGATCTGAACAAATGTCAGAAGTAATGAGTCATTTTACCAATAAAAAGTACACAATTGTTAGAAAGAAAAACACCACAACAAATGATACATTTTATTGGGAAATTTCTTGGTAATGAGACTTTTCGAATTTGCTAATAGTAAAGATGCTTTAACACTGTTTAGAACTGTGCAAAACGCAATGGGTGTTAAAACATTTAAAGAATGGCATGGACTTGATGAAGGAGAAGAAAGAGAGTATCGCCTGGGAGCTGGAGCTACTAAAAAGAAAATATTTCAATTGATTTGGACTAATCCCAAAGGTAAGAAACAAAAAAATTGGGTAAAACAATTAAGTAAAAACAGTTTTCAACAATTAAAAAAAGATGGTATGCCTAAAGAAACATCAACAAAAACTACAGACAAATATGAAATAATTATACCAGACCCAGGGTTTAAATTAAAGCCTGCGGTAATGAATAACAAATATGCTGAATTGGAACTTGATGAAGGTAAACTAATGACAGCAATAAAAAATAAGGCATATAAGTTGGCGGCAAAGTATTATATACAATATAAAAAACGAGGAGATAATTCTGGAGTAGCTTTACATAAGGCAGCTAGCACTGTTAAAGGTGTTAATGATAAAGATTTACAGTTGTATCTTACAAAACTAAAACTATTATAAATATTATTATGACTGACGATAATAATACTGATGATACTGATGAAGTCTCAACCGGAGCGTATGGAACTCCTACAACTATACGGTATACATATGATCCGGCTGTAGGTACTACTGGAGATAATACTGAAACACCGCCTGCGACTACGTTACGCAGTAGAACAATATTAGGCGATGCATCTGTAAAGCAAGAAGTACAGTTCATTAATCAAGTTCTTAAAACATCGTCAGAAGCAGGAAATGTTAGGGCAGTAGTAGATACTGGCCCAGTGATGGCTGGCAAGTATACATATGGCCATTGGTTTTTACTTGAAGAAATATTTCAATATGGCGCGGCATGGACAGGTGATCCTTTCACTTCCATTATGGAGATTCCTGATGCCCAAGATATGACAATGCCAGAACTTATGGCCGCTATAAAAGAAAAAGAACCACAGATTTTCCAAAGACACAAACAAATTAATGCTGTTCTTACTCATTTTCGAAAACTAGGATACCAAATACATCCTGGAAATTGGTTTGATGCAAGAGTAACTGAACCTATTAAATGGGTAATTAATTGGAATAATACGATATTAGATCATATCTCAATAATAGATGATACACTAGTTATAGGCAAACCTGACCAAATGGGGCCAGTGGGGCCTAAAGAAAGGTCAGGCGAAGCTTTAACACAAAGTACTAGTGGAGTCCTTGCGCCAGTCGAAGGATTAACTGAGCCAATACACCCACAAACAAAGATAAACTTTTTTGGCTTAGGTGATAAAGGAAATGGACAAGTAGTAATGAGACCTGCCGGCCAAGCAATGGGAACAGAGAATTACCTGTATGAAGATTTAAATACAGATATAAGCGGCGGATCATACGACTTTGCAGATCCAGGCGATACGAATGGTGCCCTTAACGCAGTAATGGGTTTAATCAATACTATGGCAGGAAACATTGATAATTCAATGGGACAATTATCAGGAATTGGTTTATTCCGTACGGAAGTAGATAATGATTTCGCAAGAGTGCCTGGCATTATAAACAGTGGAGATGGCACAGTCCAAGATGTATCTAACGTAACAACATTTAGTCCAACAGGAAAACTGTTAACTGGTGGCTCGTTGATAGACGAGATCCCCGTCGGAGGCACTGTCACTATTAATGGTGTACCGGTCGCCGCAAATCCATGGGTATTTGTTAATTTAAGTGGCCATTGGTATGCAGCCACGTGGGAATGGATGCGCCCGGGACAAGTAACTAAATCACGAAAAGCCGTAAATGGTGACCATATAAAACAGCCGCCATTGGCGTCTTGGTCTCCAAGCACAGGAGAAACACTCTATTTTATGGTATCTGGTTTAGCGCGGGGAAGCGAAAGAAATGTTAACGAAAGATCTAACTTAATTAAAGTTACTTGGCCTGCACCGGGCGGATCGACAACATCATCACAATCAAGTGGTATGGTCGGTGCATCTTGGTTACATCACAATGTATCTAGTTGGCCAGTCACTAGTAAGTTATCGTCAGTGACAGTTACTGCCGGTAATATTACTTTGAATCATGATAAAGCAAGTGCTTGGGCTTCAGTCGGCGACAAGGACGGCGGCAACGGCGGATCTATTACAACTTTTATAGGGATTCATTCATTCAGTGCTTTGGGAGCTGGAGCAGTTTGGAAACCAAAATCTGAAAAAGATAATAAGCTTGTTGTAGTGTTGCCTTCCAAATATGCCAAAACAACTGTTATTGTGGGCGGAGATACTGGTGTATTTACAGGATTTAACAATGGCAATCGTGGACACTACCGTTTTCCAAAACCAGGTGATGGGTATGAGCCAGCAGTAAGTGTCACAGTTGGTAATACTTCTTTTACGGTGAATAATCCAGCCAGACGTATAGGTTAATGCGGAATAAATCTTGACATCTAAATTTAAATCAATTATAATATATACATGATATTACTGGAAAAATACGATTACAACGAATTAAAACGTGTTACGACTATAGATAGAAAACGCAAGTATCAATTACCTGATGGATCAGCAGTTCCTAGCGTTACAACTATATTAGACGCGACTAAATCCCAACAAGAAAGAGAAGCATTAGCAAACTGGAAAAAGCGTGTTGGCGAAACGCAAGCACAGCAAATTAGTACAGAAGCCGCAAATGTCGGCACACTAATGCATAAAAATTTAGAATTATATATTGAGAGCCATGAACGCAAAGTTGGCAGTAATGTCATACACCAAAAAGCATACAACATGTCAAATGTTATTATTGCCGAAGGACTTAGGAAAGTTAGCGAAATATATGGTACAGAAGTCTCGCTATACTATGAAGGATTATACGCAGGCACAACAGATTGTGTAGGACTTTGGAAAGGTAACTTAGCAATACTTGACTTTAAGCAAACTAATAAACCTAAGAAAAAAGAATGGATTAGCAACTATTTTTGCCAGTTAGCCGCATACGCACAAGCACACAATGAAATGTTTGGTACAGACATTAAAACCGGGGTTGTGTTAATGTGCTCTAAAGACTTAAATTATCAAGAGTTTGTTATCGAAGGCAAGGAGTTTGAGAACGCAGCTAACGAATGGAACAGACGCGTTGCTCAATATTATAATTTGGATGTATAGATATAAAGATATTACTAGTGTACAAATTGAAATAACCGAAAAGTGTAACGCGGCATGCCCTGCCTGTAGTAGAGCATATTATGGATATGGAGAACTAGCAGGCACCTATCAAAAACACATGTCGCTAGATGAGTTTAAATTTTTATTAACATCAAAACTGGTATCCAACTTAGAACGTGTTATATTTTGTGGAAATGTTGGAGACGCCCAAGTAAATCCTAATCTACCTCAAATGGTAGATTATCTTTATTCCTGTAATAATGATATTATAATTGAAATTAATACCAACGGCGGAATGCATAGTACTGATTATTGGGCAAATTTTGCAAAGTATAAAAATATGAAAATATGGTTTGCAGTAGATGGCACAACGCAAGAAGTACATTCTTATTATAGACAAAACACAAATCTTAAAAAAGTTTTAGAAAACGCAAAAGCATTTATAGACGCAGGTGGAAATGCTATTTTACAGTTTATACTTTTTAAACATAATCAACATCAATTTGAAGATGTTAAAGAACTTGCCAAAGAATATAATTTTGCAAAAATAGAAATTATCAATACGGATAGGCCAGAAGATACTCCAGTATATACCAGTAAAGGAGAATATGTTGGTCAACTTCAAGGTGCGGAAGGCTTAGAAGATTATGACAGATACTTAACTGATCAAACAGAAAACATCAAAAATAATGAAGAACAAACAGATATAAAAATATCATATCCATATTTAGATGCAATGCTTTATGAAGTAAATGAAACATTGTCTGATCTTTTTAAAAAGGCTATCCAAAAACACGGAAAGGGTCCTGTATACAATATTGCAAAAAAATATAAGGCACATATGTTTGTTAGTGAAGATGATAACCAAATTGATCAAATTAATATAAAAGAATATACATCATTTTTAAAAATCGCACAAGAAAAATATGTTAGTCAAAATAAATCATGGGAAGAAGAAGCAGAAAAATTTATTTGGGTTAAAGATTCGCTATGGAAAGTGACCAATATTGAAGAATATGACAACGTTGATGTCAATAAAGTTCTGAGAGGTTTACCATCGAGTAAAAAGCACAGTAATAGAAAAATAAATTGCATGGCTGTAACAGAATCTAAAGTTTTTATTACAGCAGACGGCTTTGTTTATCCGTGTTGTATGATGGGTCATAATCACACAAGAATTGCAAATGAGTACACTTACGATCTGAGAGAATTGTTATTAACTTTTGGTTTTAAAAACGATGCTAACAATGCTCTAAAATATGGTGGTATAGAAGAAGTATTCAAAACAGGATTTTTTGACACAATAGCAAATACATGGACTCCAAATACAACAGAGAATAGGTTTCTACAGACTCTAAATGCCGACTACGGTGATTGTGGTAATTTAAATATGTGTGCCTCTGCTTGTAGCAACTGTGATTATAATGCCTAAAGTATAAATATACATATGGCAATTGTACAAATTTCTAGAATTCAACATCGTAGAGGGTTAGCAGAAAATCTTCCACAGTTATCACATGCTGAATTGGGTTGGGTAACCAACACAAGAGAATTATACATCGGTAATGGGCCGTTAAGTGCTGGTGCACCTGTAGTTGGCAATACAGCAATTCTAACAGAACACAGTGATTTAGCAGGTCTCATCAATTTTACTTATGAAGGCAATGCAAGCGCAACAGTAGATACCGGCGCAACGGCGGGAGCTCCTATTGTTAGAACATTGCAAGATAGACTTGATGACCACGTAAGTATAATGGACTTTGGTGCCAGTGGCAACGGCACAGTAGATGATACTGCGGCGATTGCAAGAGCAATATACCAACTGTTTGTTAGAGACACAACACAAAAGGCCCGCAGAAGTTTATATTTCCCTGCAGGTGTATATAAAGTCACTGCACCTATAGAAGTTCCTACTTGGGCGACATTATACGGTGATGGCTCTGGAAAAACAATTATACAATATGAAGAGACACAAACCAATGCAACAGCCACAGCGACTATCACTGCCGGCGCAGTAAGTTCATTAACTGTTGCCACACCAGGCGCTGGTTATGCTACTGCCCCTGTTGTAACAATTACAGGTGATGGTGCTGGTGCATCATTTACAGCAAATATAACAGACGGCGCAATTACATCATTTACACAAGTAAGTGGTGGTGCCGGCTATTCAACTGCCAGCGTGTCTATTACGTCAAGTAAAACGGCAGGGCATGATAGTTGCGTTATACGTACAGTTGACTCCAAAGGCCAAGCCGCTCCAAATATTGGTAATAATAGTGCAACCCAACCGCAAAATATTGTGATTAGAGGTATGACTATTAAAACTACTGATTCAACACATTTAATTCAAGACTGTATTCAAATTGATTCTACATTAAATTCTTATTTTGAAGATGTAGCATTTGTTGGCACATATAACAGTACTGATGGATTGAATAGTAGTGACAGACCGGCCGGTTTTAATATATCTGAAACACTCGCACTAAGAACAAGAAACTTAGTTTTTAATGCTTGTTCGTTCCAGGGTGTTCCACTTGGTGTTTATTCCAATGATGCTATCGAAGGATTATCATTCCATAACTGTAACTTTGATACAATGTATAAAGGTTTTTGGTTAGGTGAGACAACCGCATCAGGCACAGGCCCACACAGTATTAAAATTACAAGTTCTTTATTCCGTGATATTGATTATGAAGCAATTGATGTTGATCGCGCACAAGGAATTTATTCTATAGGCAATACATTTGTTGACGTGGCCAATAACGGCAACGCAGATGCTACTGCTAGTGCTGTTGCTGATGTTATTAATTTTAACTCCGTAAACGTTTCAGATTGCACAAGTATATCAGATAAATTTGGTAGAACAGATGGTGATGTTGGCACATATGACAGAGTGCAACTAAATCACGCTGACGGATATGTATTAATACCTGACACTAAGGAATTATTTGGTAGAAGAGAGCATACTATTAGTAATCAACTGTCATTACTAGACAATCAAACAGCCACGTCTACTGGTATTACTTTCCTTGAGTCGGAAGTTAAATATGTAAAAATGTATTATAGTATAACAAGAGGTACTGAATCACAAGTTGGCGAACTTAGCATAGCAATTAAATCAGGTGCTTCTACTGTAACAGATTCTATTACTCAAACTGGAGCAACTGGTGTTACATTTACAGTAACGCACAGTGCTGGTACAGCAACAATGCGATATACTACTACCAGTACTGGTTCGGCCGCAACACTTGTATATTATATAGAATATTTACATTCATAGCCTATAGTGTACCTAGAAACACGTTTAACTACCTACATAATTTTCTAACAGACCATTTAAATACATTTAATATCGTGATTACGATATATACATTATTAATACAAAAATTCGTGACATCTTAGCACTTTTGTTGTATAATGTTATAACAGAATAAAGGAATCAATAAATGGCGGCCCATCAATTACCCACTCTATATCAGCAGTATATTCACTTATCAAGATACTCTCGTTACAGATATGATGTTAAACGCAGAGAAACATGGGAAGAAACAGTTAGCAGATACTTCGACTTTTTCGAAGAACATTTAAAACAGCAATGTGAATACAAATTACCCACTGGACTTAAAATACAATTAAAAGATGCTGTTCTAAATTTAGACATAATGCCTTCAATGCGTTGTCTTATGACAGCAGGTGAAGCACTATCACGTGAAAACATCGCAGGATATAATTGTTCATTTGTTGCTATCGAAACACCAAGAGCATTTGATGAGATTTTATATATTTTAATGAATGGAACAGGCGTTGGGTTTAGTGTTGAAAGACAAATGGTTAACGAGATGCCTAGAGTTGCAGATGATTTTCATGATACTGAAACTACAATCGTGGTAAGTGACTCTAAACTTGGATGGGCAAAGGCACTTAAAGAACTTATCCATTTGCTATATGGTGGACAAATTCCTCAGTGGGATTTGTCAAGAGTTCGCCCAGCAGGCGCACCATTAAAAACATTTGGCGGTCGTGCTTCTGGCCCAGAGCCATTGGAAGATTTGTTTAGATTTTGTATAGATATATTTAAAAACGCCGCGGGCCGTAAACTAACATCACTTGAGTGTCACGACATTACATGTAAGATTGCTGAAATTGTTGTAGTTGGTGGCGTTCGCCGCTCAGCACTTATCTCATTATCCAACCTAAGTGATGACAGAATGAGACATGCTAAAGCAGGTCAATGGTGGGAAAACAATACTCAACGTGCGTTAGCAAACAATTCCGCTTGTTATACAGAAAGACCAGATGTAGGTATTTTTATGGAAGAGTGGAAAGCATTATATGATTCCAAATCAGGCGAGCGTGGTATCTTTAATAGAGAAGCCGCACAAAAGGTTGCCGCTTCAAGTGGACGTAGAGATCCAGAGCATAACTTTGGCACCAATCCTTGCAGTGAAATTATTTTAAGATCTGAAGAATTTTGTAATTTATCTGAAGTTGTTGTTCGTCCAGAAGACACACTCGAATCTTTAAAGAACAAAGTTATCAATGCTACAATTTTAGGCACATTCCAATCAACACTTACTAACTTTAAATACCTTAACAAGCGTTGGGAAAATAACTGCCAAGAAGAAAGACTATTAGGCGTTTCATTGACGGGCATTATGGATAATGCTTTTACGAATGGCAAGAAGAAAGGTATTGAGGAATTATTATCAGAACTTAAACAAGTAGCAGTTGCAACAAACAAAGAAATTGCTTCAAAGTTAGGTATTGCTCAATCAGCCGCTATTACTTGTGTAAAACCAAGTGGCACGGTTAGTCAACTAGTTGATAGTGCAAGTGGCATTCACGCAAGACACAATCCTTATTATATTAGAACTATTCGTGCTGATAAGAAGGATCCACTTGCTAAGATGATGAAGGAAGCAGGGTTTCCTTGTGAAGATGATGTGACAAAACCAAACCATACTTATGTTTTCTCATTCCCAGTTAAAGGTCCTAAAAACGGTGTATACCGTAAAGACATGACCGCTATTGAGCAACTAGAGTTATGGAAAGTATATCAAGAACACTGGTGCGAACACAAACCATCAGTAACCATTAGTGTAAAAGAAACAGAATGGATGGAAGTAGGTGCATGGGTATATAACAACTTTGATATGATGTCAGGAGTTTCATTCTTGCCATTTAACGATCATACTTACAGACAAGCACCATATCAAGATTGCTCAGAAGAAGAGTATAAAGAGTTATTAGCTAAAATGCCCAAAGATGTTGATTGGGGATTGCTAAGTGAATATGAAGAACAAGATATGACCACCAGTTCACAAGAACTAGCATGTGTGGCGGGTGGATGTGGAATCTAAAGGCGCCTTATTAATGAAAGAGTGTAACATCTGGAATAAATGGGATCCGCTTAAAAAAGTAATGCTTGGCACCGTGTGGGGGCCGGACTTCTTTGAAAATATCAAAGATGCAAAAGTTAGAAACCCTTTGCAAAGAATTGCAGAAGAAACACTCGAAGACTTATCAAATTATGAAAAAATTTTAAAAGATTTTGGATGCGAAGTTATTCGTCCTACATCTGATAAATCCGATAGAATTGAAAATTATATTAATGAAGTAGGTGAAGTAAAAATCCCTAGAAATGCATTACAACCAAGAGATAATCAAATAGTAATAGGAAATAAACTATGGACTAATTATGCTGATAATCTAAATATAACAAATGGACTCAAGTCAAACGGATATAAATTGCATAATATGTTTGATTTTCAAAATGAGTCGGATGATTATTTAAAAATAGAAAATTTTTCCATAGAAAAACACCCTCCTACAAGTGCAAATGTCTTTTTACTAGGAAAAGATGCTTATATAAATTATACATGCTGTATGCCCTGGGCAGGCTTAAAAAGAATGTTTGCAGATACTCGAATAAATGTATTAGATAATCCATATTCTCACAGTGATGGATGTTTTCATCCAATAAAGCCTGGTGCTATTATAAGCGTATTTGATTTTCAAGACTATAATGAAACCTTTCCAAATTGGGATGTATGTTATATAGAAAATGAATCTTGGGAAAAAATTCGAGATTTTTTTAATTGGAAACAGAAAACAAACGGTAAATGGTGGCATCCTGAAGCGGTTTCAAATCCAGAATTTGCAAATTATGTTAATACCTGGTTAGATGAATGGGTAGGGTATGTTGAGGAAAGTGTATTTGACGTTAACGTTTTAGTATTAGATGAGCGCCATGTGTGTGTTAGTAGTATGACAAATAAAAATCTATTAGATTTTTTAAAAAAGCATAAAATGGAACCCGTACATGTACCATGGAGACATTGTTATTTCTGGGATGGCGGCTTGCATTGCTTAACGTTAGATTTATATAGAGAAGGAGAGAAACAAGATTACTTTCCAAATAGAGAAGAACCAATAATTTTAAAGGAGTATTTAAATAAATGATTACTGTATATAGTAAAGATACGTGTGGTTTTTGTGTTAGTGCAAAGAAGTATTTAGAAGAAAACAATATTGAATATAAAGAAGTTAGTTTAGATACAAACGAAGAAGCAAAGCAATGGATCCTGGGCCAGGGTTTTAGAACTGTTCCTCAGATTTATAAAGACGATACATTAATTAAAGGCGGATTTCACGGATTAATTGCACACCCCATTGATGATCTTGTTGCATAATGTTTCGTTTATGTCTCGATGATACGTGCCGGCCAGTCGATCAATGCCAAGCCTGTGAACGCAACGCACTAATCATATGCTTTTTAATCAATGCACTTATGTTTGGATTAGAGTTATATTATGGTATATTGTCTCATTCAGTAAGTTTATTAAGTGATAGTGCTCATAATATAGGCGATGCACTTATATTAGGAAGTAGTATAGTTGTTATAGGATCAGCAGTAAAAACAAAAGCCAAACTAGCGTTAGTCAAATCAATAATAATGTTTGCGTTTGGTATTATGGCATTAGTATATGTCCTTAATAACATTATGACGGGATATGTTCCTGATCCACACCCTATAACTTATGTAGGTATTTTTGTATTAATAGGAAATATTATATCAGCAGTAATATTGTTATATTATAGAAACAAAGATATTAATCTTAAGAGTGCTTATATATGTTGTAGAAATGATGCATTATCAAGTGTTGGTATTATTATAGCAGGATTATTGGTAATGTTTACACAAAGCAATATTCCAGATATCGTTATAGGCGGAGGTATTGCTTTATTAATATGCACTAGTGCAATAAAAATATTCAAGGAAAGTACAAATGTTATTAGAAGTCAATTATAAAAAGAATGATGTTATCTCAATTAAATTAACATCTGGTGAAGAAGTTATTGGTAGATTTAGTGACGAAACTGAAACTCATATCACAATAGAAAAACCTATGTCTCTACAAATGGGCCCGCAAGGGGTCGGAATTTCTCAGTTTATGTTTACTATGGAGTTAGATTCTACTGTCACACTAGACAAATCCCATTGTATGGTTATCGGCAAAACAGTAAAGCCAATGGCAGATCAATATATCCAAGGAACAACTGGCATTAGTGTGGGATAATAAATAGTTATTATAATACGTTATAAATAACTATATGTCAGGTTGGAAAGCACAAAGAGAAAAAGATCCTAACACGGCCGGTGGCATTGCGACTGGTGGTGCAAAGTCTGTTCTTATAAACGGAAGGAAAGCAGGTGTTCCTGACATGTCAGTGACGCCCCACGCTCCGTGCCCGAATCCAGGATCGCATTGTAGTGCGTTAACCGTTTCTACATGTGAATCAGTTATTATTGAAGGTAAACCAGCATTAAGAACTGATGTTGATATAGATACATGCGGACACCCTAGGGCAGTAGGTAGTCCTGATGTTATAGTAGGTTCATAATATGTCTTTTTTACTACCGGACTTTAATCAACAAAGAGAAAAAGAAAAGGCGGCGGCAGATGCCGGCGGATGTCAGACTGGCGACAATTGTTTAGGAACAGAAGCCTTAAAGGAAATGTTGAAGCCGATCGGCGATCCTAACAGAGCAATACAAATGCCAGCGTCTACACAGGCACTTATTGATGGTATTAAATCAAAAATAGCCGTTACTACTACAATGATAGGGAATTTGGCTAACGTTGAAGCAACTGGGCAAGAAGCAGGAATGTTTGGTTGTGCTCAAACACACGCTAACGCAATTCATCAATTAGGAGCAGATTGTGGAATGGTTCCCGATAATATGCAGGCATCGTTAGGTAGTTCTACATTAATAGAATCTGTTGAAAATCATGTAAAAAAACTTATACCAGATGATTTATCAAAATTTACAGAAAATTTTGCACAGATAGAATCTGCTGTAGCACAATCTGCAGATGTAATGCATAACGCTGTGCAAGGTGCAAAAGAAACAGTTTCTTCAGAACTTGGTAAAGTAGCAGGGCAATTTGCTCAAATGGCTTCTGGTTCTGGAACAGCAGGCGCTGGATTTGCAAATGCCGCATCACAACTTGGCACATTGGCTGGATTACCACTAGATCAAAGTTCTGCATCTTTGTTAGAATCAGCATTGGTATCTCCTGTAGTTTCAAATGCTGTTCGTGATAGCGGTATTGATTTAGATACTTTAACAGACAGCCAAGCAACAAGTATATTACAAAAAGTTAACACACCGACAGGCATATCAGAAATGAAAGCAGTTTTAGGAACAACTAAAGCGTCAGGCATTACTGATGGCTCGCAGTTTTTGGATTTTAAAAAAGCATCAGGTGGTGCTATTGGTACCTCGGAATTCAGCAATTATGTTAGCGATTTTGCTGGAGATTTTGGTGCATTATCTAACGGAGTCATAGCCGATCTAGGAGATGTGGTTTCAGGATTTGATAATATACCAGCAAATACAGGATTTCCGAGTGGAACTAGTAAAGTTTCAAGTGATTCGGCGACTGAATTAGCAAGCCAATTTGGCGGTGGTTCAGGTACAAATGGTGAAATGAAATTTGATGACGTAATGGGAACAGTTATGGGATCAACTGTTAACGCAGACGGCACTACTACGTTGAGTCCTTTTGAACAAGCATTGCAAGAATATCAAAATGCGTTAACTGGTTTGGGAGCAGGATCACCAATTGATTACGTTGGGCAAGCACTGACTGGAGATTGGTCTGAAGTAACGTCATCTGCAGACGACAGCGCAGAGGATTTAGAAGGGCCTGGTGCGGCCGGTGTAACGATTGCTAACACAGCGGCAAATCAGATGTCATTAAATGCTACACTGAACATGTTACTTCCAGATGCTATTGAATCTGTATCATCAAGTGGTGTAGCAAGCGCCGCGGCAAAATTACAGGGCATAATGGAAAAAGAAACTGCAAACTGGGAAAAATTGAGTCTGCCGTTGTCTGAAGGACCAAAAGTAGTAGAAAATATTCAATCAATGACTAGTTTTGTCGAGTCGCTTCCGCAAAAATTCCAAGATCCTAAAATAAAAGCTGCGTTGAATGGAGTATTGCAAGGCTCTGCTAAGGCTTTGGCAGATTCAGGCCAGTTTGAAGAAGCATTACAAAATGCTGTAGGTGTGCCGTCGACTAATAAAATATCACCGCATACATCCTAATTACTTTCCCTTCACCACCTGAATAATAAAAAAGAATATGTAAAATAATACTCTAACGTATAAATATATAAAACATTATTTACAGGATTTCATAATTATGAAAATTTTAGATATTATTAAAGAGAATGATGAACTCATTATGGAAAGATGGCCGCAAAAAAGTGGTTCCTCGGACGAAACGCAGTCTGGAGGTCTATTGGGCTGGCTTAAAAAGAAGTTTACTACAGACCCAATAGCAGACAAAATCAGGCACGGGCACAGAGCAAGAAGAGCTCGCGAAGGCGACCCAACTACAAGAGCTGTAGCAAAAACAGATCAAGCATCAACACCAATGGATGCAGGTGAGTTTGCTGGTACACCAGGAGCAAAAACAAAGAAAGCACCACTACCAAATACTCCACCACCTGGAACAGCAGTAGCGGCCAAAGGACCAAATACTCCACCACCTGGAACAGCAGTAGCGGTCAAATTACCAAATACTCCGCCACCTGGAACAGCAGTAGCAAAAACAGATCAAGAAGCCTATGCGGGAGATCCAAGTGCGGTACAAGACGCAGGATCCGGCGATCAAGAAGCCTATGCGGGAGATCCAAGTGTATTGGACGATACTATTGCTCGTATCAAGGCTAATGCCGGTATGAAAGACAGCGAATATAAAACGTCCCAAGGTTCTAAGAGAACGGCGCGAGATATGGCTTTAGATAAACAATATCCTTATAAGGCACCTGATGGTAGACGTCTAAAATACCCACACGGTGATCTTAGAAACTTGTTTGAACCATCACCTGATACACGTAAAGCAGGTTCAGATGTTGTTGTAAGAGATGGTAAACGTAAGAAATCCTGGAAAAATCCAAATACTTCAACATCTCAAAACGCTTTTCGAAGTGACGACGATAGAAAATAAGGAATAATTATTATGAGAATTGATGAATTCGTATTTGGCAAAAAAAACACATCAGACGCAACTGCTAAAGTGAAGCAATATGTTCAGAAAAATAAAGCAGAATTAAATAAAGGACAAGATGAAAAAGTAGGAGGCACAATTGGTAAAATTGCCGCAGGCTCACTAGCAAGAGATACAAATGTTGCCGCCCAAAGAGAAAGAAATGTTGGCTTAGACGCATTTGGCGGAACGGGCGCTGATAAAACACCAACACCAATGGATGCAGGTGAGTTTGCTGGTACACCAGTAGCAAAAGCAAAGAAATCAGCTATAGTTAACAAAAATGTTAAAGCAGGACAAACTGCTGACGCCGCCGGCGAATTTGGTAGTGCAAAAGCAAAAACAAGCACACCAAAAAGAGCAAGAAGCGTACTACCACGTGCTTCAACTTCAAGCGTAGCAGGTACTGCAACAAGCAAAGCTGCCCAAGATAAGTTTAACCAAAGACAACCAAAATCTGTTGCAAAGAAAACGAAAAAGCCTAGTGGTACAATAGGTGATATGAGTGATGAGATGTTAAACGCTAGAAAGTAAAATGAAAATTACAGACATACTACAAGAAAGCAAAGCAGCCGAAAAAGCAAAACAGGCAATTCTTAAGCGACAAGTTAAATTATTTAATAAATTAATTGATAAAGCTGGCGAACTTGAAGAAAAAGGCAAGGTAGCAGACGCCGAAGAGTTAAACAACCAAGCCACTGAAGTAAATGATAAATTTATTAAACAAACTGGTATGTCTATTCCTGATTATGAAACACAACAGACCAAAGCAGGCCGTGATGTTAGTGATATGATTAGTCGAATTAAAACAACAAACCTAAAACCAGGCAAAAGTCCTGCATTAATTTCAAAAGAAGCCGGCGCTACTGCGTTATTACTTCATATTTTAAGAGACGTAGTAGGGCAATTTGATGATGATGTTGCTAATCTACTGTCAGGCTTCTTATCATCCTCCAAAGCAAATCCACCAACAGCGGACCAAGTAGCCGTTGCTAGAGCAGTGGCAGATAGAGTTAAAGAACTTGGCATTGCCAAGGATTATGCTAGTAAAACTGTTGGTAAATTAGAAAAGCATAGTCGCGCATATGACTATGATAAAAATAATCCTTCAGACTTCCGAGACAAGTATTAAGTCCAGGGCCTACCAGAAGTTAAAGGCGCACTTGCTCCATCATCCGGAGCGACATTGTTTCCGTTATATGGATTAGGAAGTAAATTCTTGTCTAATGTATTTAAAGTTCTATAATATGGTTTAGATGGATCAGCCGCGCCAGTGATTGTGCCATCAGTTGCCACAACCTTACCTTGTCGCTTGGCTTCAGCAATATTAAGTTTTGCATCTTGCCTTGCTTGTCTTGTTCCTAGTGTTGAAATTCCGTTTGCTGCCATATTATTACTCCATATATAGTATCTATTTTATACTATTTATATAAATAGAAACAGTTTAGGCAACAGGCCTAAAAAAATTTTGAATGGAGAAAACAATGACACAACTTATCAATCCACAACACTTTACACAAGCCGCAGACCTATTAAGGTCTTTTTTTATGGCTAAAGGATTCTTAGAAGTACACACACAAAATAGATTAAGCATACTAGCGGCATGCGAAGATCCAACAACAATAGCGACCTATAATTACGCAGGGCAACTATGGCCCCTGCCACAAACGGGCCAAATGTGGCTCGAACATGAATTACTAACACGCCCCGACGTTCCGGGGTTTTTTTGTATTTCCACCTCCTATAGGCAAGAGCCAAATCCGGTAGCTGGTAGACATGAACTAATATTTCCAATGTTTGAGTTTGAGTTTCCAGGAACTATTTTAGATTTAGAGAAGATGGAACGCGAACTTATGGACTACTTAACATGGTCCGATGGCGAAAACATTGTTGCTAAAGATTATTTAGAATGGTGTGATATTTACGGCGTTAAAGAATTAGAACACGAGCATGAAGAAAAAATGTGCCAAAACTTTAATGGCCGTGTAGCAATGATTAAAAACTTTCCAAACTACACAAGTCCATTTTGGAACATGAAACAAAACGACGATGGCGAAACTGCGGCAAAGATTGATGTTATTATTGCTGGACAAGAAACAATTGGATCAGCAGAACGTGCTACAGATAAAGAACAAATGAAACATATGTTCCATACTATTAGTGACGGCGGTTATGCTAATATACTATTTGATACGTTTGGTAGAGAAAGAGTTGAAAAAGAGTTGGAAGACTTTTTAGCAATGGACTTCTTTCCAAGAGTAGGCGGTGGCATTGGTATGACACGTTTTATTCGTGCTATGGAAATGTATAATAATTAATGGAGTGAAAAAGGGCGCCGGTAATCCTGCTAATAGCAAAACCATTCCGTACGCCCTTCTCCTATAATAGAAATAAATTAATGTTTACTTGCGGTAATCTTCTCCGGAGCCTTCTGCACCAGGTCCTGGAAAGATAGTCCAACAAACATATGGTTTACCTTTATCATTTACTAGAACTTCGCAAGGGCCAGGAGTGCCGACTGTTCCTTGGAAATTCTCCCAAGCTACATCACGACCTTCTGCAGATGCGATTCCAGAAAGACCTAGTAATAAAGCTGCGCTTAAAAGAGCCTTTATCATTATAATACCTCCATAATATAACCACACTCGGTGTGGTTACCCATATTTACAGCAAAATTAGTGGTTATAAAGTTTATATATAACAATAAATACTAGTACAATGGGTTTTGCATTATTTGTACTATTGACGGCGCTGTCTATCAGTGCCGTTGCCGCATATTATAGCATTATAGGATTAATGGCTATATTTGCCGCCGCGGCTGTACCCATTGCTATTATGGGGGCGGTTCTTGAAGTAGGTAAGTTAGTAACTGCCTCGTGGCTCTACCAGTTTTGGTTCAACATACCTAAATTTTTAAAGTATTATCTTACTCTTGCGGTTGTTGTGCTAATGTTTATTACCTCTATGGGTATCTTTGGCTTTTTATCCAAGGCCCACGTAGAACAAACTACTGGCGCAGGACAAGCACAAGCACAAGTAGAACGTATTGATGAAAAAATTGCTCGCTATAATGGCAGAGTAAATGTTACTAAAGAAAAAATTACTAGATTAGAAAGTAATGATACAGGACAACACAATACAAATATAGCAAGAGCAATAGAACAGCAAGAGCAAATACGTGATGGTGCTTGGAATAGAGTCAGCAGTTTAATAGCACAAGAAGAAGCACAGATACAGTCATTACGTGAGCAGTTAGAAAACAATATTGACGTAGAAGAAGAACGCATTAAAGTAGCACAATCTCGTGTTCAAGAAGATGTTGTAGTAAAACAACAAGCCATCGAGCGTGTTAATCAAACAATAGCACAATTAGACACTGATGTTAAAGCATATACAGACAAAGGTGTAGAAAAAAGTGCGTGGGGTAATATTACAGATTGGGTTGAAAAAGGTAGAGAATTAAGAAAAGAACAGCAACCACGCAGAGATGAACTTGCCGCACAAATTAGAGAAATTGAAAACGAAATTAATGAACTGCGACAAAAAGAGATTGATGTATCAGATGATGTTCAAAAACAAATAACAGCATTAAGAGCAGACTACACTAATAAAGTTAAACCACATCAGCAAAAGATTGATGAGTTAAGACAGCAAACACAAGCAGAAATTACCGCCGCTAATAATGAAATTAAATCATTACAAGAGCAAATGGGCGTTAAAGCAGACGAAGTAGAAGGCAAAGTAAAAGAGTTAGAGATAGAAATTGAAAACTATTATACACAAATAGACACATTAAATGAAGAACGTTTTGTGTTAGCAAGCCAAGTAAGAGAATTAGAAGCAGAAGTGGGCCCAATTAAGTACATTGCTGGTTTAATATATGGCAATGATATTACGACTGACTTACTGGAAGATGCTGTAAGATGGGTTATTATTGTTATTATATTTGTATTTGATCCATTAGCAGTATTGTTAGTTATTGCTGGTAATATGACACTAATAAGATTCCGCACAGATAAACCACGAAAACCAACACCACCTACAGAACCACCTGCTAGTAAAAAAAAGACTGATCAGCCAAAAGTCGTAGAGAAAATAGTAGAGGTTGAGAAGATAGTAGAAAAGGAAGTTCCTGTCGAAGTAGAGAAAGTTGTAGAGAAAATTGTAGAAGTTGAGAAACTAGTTGAGAAGGAAGTTCCTGTTGAAGTAGAGAAGGTTGTAGAAAAGATAGTAGAGGTTGAGAAGATAGTAGAAAAGGAAGTTCCTGTTGAAGTTGAAAAGATAGTAGAGGTTGAGAAACTGGTTGAGAAGGAAGTGCCAGTAGAGGTAATAGTTGAAAAGGAAGTGATTAAAGAAGTTCCTGTTGAAGTTATTGTAGAGAAAATTGTAGAAAAGAAAGTAGTAGAAAAGGAACAGTTAGAAGGCAAACCATTTGTGGTACATAAAGAAGATACTAAAAAAGTTAAAAAGTTAGAAAAAGAAATAGAAAAACTTAAGAAAGAATTAAACAAGTCTGACAAACAAAAGAAATTAAGTCAAAAACAGATCGACGACTTAATGTCACGTGTAAATAATGGTGTAAGTGTTACAGAGTTTACAGAAGAAGAACAAGAATACTTACAAACAACCTTAAAACGTAAAGATGTCCTCGGCGAATAACACAATTACACTTATAACTCCACCTGACAAATATTACGGATCAGCATTAAACATATTAATTGCGGCATGTGGTTTAGAAGATCAAAGAGAAATTTTAAATACACTAAAACATGTAGATTTAGATGTTAGTTTATGTATCTATGATCCGGTTATGAATGACAATATAGATTGGTTGCTTAATACTACGCAACAATCAGATATCATAATAATTGATTTACGATACAATCATATTATTGCTCACGTGTTTGGATGGATGTTAAATAAAAATAACTGCTATTACTTTTGCGATGATAGTATCGCAGAATCATATAGTTTATTAAATAAAAACAGAATAAAAAATATTATAGAGCCACTACAATACTTGGAGGAATGATGGCACAAACTTGGAATAATAGAAATACAAAATGGAATAATAATAGAAGAGCGCCATTCAAACAAAAAGATAAACGGGCTCCAGTAAAAATTACAGGACTCAGAGTTTGGGTTAATGACGGAAATGTTGAAAAGGCAATACGTAAACTTAAGAAGAAAATAGACAACGACGGCAAATTGCAAGAACTAAAAGCCCGCGAACATTATGAAAAGCCAAGTATTAAAAGAAAAAGAGCAAGAGACGTTGCCCGCAAGCGGCATCTTAAAGAGCAAGCAGAAAGAATACCTAGTAAAAATAGATTATACTAACGACTAAGATACAAAATTTGCTATGAAAATGGGGGCAAACTGCCCCCACTTCCATCTCCTCCCTAAAAAGATTAAAATTTAATCTCAATTTCCTTGGGTTTAGCGGTTTCAGGAACTTCTTGAACCAAACGAACTTCAAGCATACCGTTTTTACACTCTGCTGAGACAACCTTAACAAATTCAGCAAGGTTCCAAGAGCGTTGGAAGTCGCGTGTAGCGATGCCCTTGTGTAACCATGTTTGCTTATCTGAATCTTCTTTGTGTCCTGAGACATTAAGAACGCCGTTGTCAACGGTTACTGAAAGATCACCTTGATCAAAACCAGCGACAGCGATAGTGATAACATATTCTGTATCGCTAAGTTTTTCGATGTTGTAAGGTGGGTAAGATGGTGCTTGGCCCCTTGTAAACAATCTGTCCATATCGCCAAAGAGACGATCGAAGCCTACCATGTGTCGGTTAAGTGTTGGGATTAGATTCCCAGATGTGATTCTATACTCTGTCATTTTAAGTTCCTCCTTATATTAAGCGAGTAAAGTTATAAGCCTCCCAATTGAGCACTTATATTACATATTATAGCATCTTTGCTTTAATATGTCAATAATATTTATCAAAGATTTCGTAGTGTTTCTAAATTTTTTGTTTGCAAGAAAAATTCTTCTGTCTTTGTGTATTCTTCAAATTGTGCGTCTGACCAATCCATAAAAGAATGATCATTAGTAGTAAACACATATTCATCAATGCTTGCGTTTCGAATCGCAATAAGTTTGGTAAACCAACGATCAGTGACATATTTAACGGCATTATCAAACGTTGTATAATTGTGCGGAGTTTTTACCATGTTTACACTCATTTCAAAGTGGCAGTCATCATATTTTCCATAACAATATTCAGCCCATAGATCAATGTTGCTTTGTACTTCTTCCCATTTAGCAGGCCATCTAACATAATTAAATGTTTCTTCAATGCCATCTATACTAAAACACATATCGACACTTTTGTATTCTTTGAAAATACTCCATTTTTCATCTTCTAAATCTATTCTGACGGTACCGTTTGTGTTATAAATGACATAAACATCCTTTCTTTGTTCTGGCGGAATTAAATTTAAAATTTTAAAGTGTGAATCTGTTAGCAAGGGTTCACCGCCGTTGAAGTGTATATTTTCCATATTTTTAAAGTCAATATTCGGAATATCTTCTTTTTTAAATTCATAAGAGTAATCTAAATTACTTACATAGTTTCCTTTATAACGTAAATCAGTTTTTCCTGCTTTATCTGCTTTTTTAAGAAGTGTAAACCATGATGAACTATTTGTATATGTACAAGTACTACAAGCCAAATTACACAAGTTTCCAGTCCAAAAATCTAACTTATACGGAGCATCATTTTCAAGAGCATCTTCAAAATTGCCGTGTTGTTCTAACCAAACATCATTAGAATGTAATCGTCTGCTATATCGACCAAACTTTTCTTGTTCAACACAGGCGCGACATTCTTCAGGAACTTCGTTGTTTAGAATTTGTTTTCGTATATTTTCAAGATAAGGATCGTTCCATAGGTCATCTTTTTGAGTGCTTTTTTGCCCTTCATTAAGACAACAAGGAAAAATATGATCTTCTTTAACTATAGAAAGACTTACGAAAGGCTCTATACAAAAGAACTTTTTGTCGTGCATGGTACAAATATTTATAATAATATTCTTTTACATAAATATATTAATGAAGTCTAATAGTTTCTTAAAGTGGTGGTTATTGACCTGCGTAATAGCATGTAGTGCCGCAGTATTATATTATTTTGATATGTGGCGTACTCTTTGGTATTTAGACCAAACAAAAATTAGTTTCTTTATTATAGCATTGTTTACAGGCGTAACAGCCAATATAGGGTTACAAACATACAAAGTTTCTAAACGCAAACCATTAAACTTTAGATCTATAGAAGTATCTTGGTTCTTCGCCGAGTCGATGGTATCACTAGGACTAATTGGAACAGTAACTGGATTTATTATAATGCTTGGTGGCTCGTTTAACGATCTAGATTTATCAAACATCGGACAGGCAAAAGAAGTCATTCGCGACATGGCTGCTGGTATGAGTACAGCATTAACTACTACATTGGTGGGTTTAACGTGTTCGTTACTTTCAAAACTTCAATTGATAAACTTAGAATATGACCACAGGAAAGCGTGAGCGATCAAAATTTTCAGGACTAGGATTTACTGATCTACTTTTTAATACATTAGTAGGTTTCGTATTTCTGTTTGTTATCTCTTTTTTGCTAATACAACCTCCTATACCTACGAATAAAAAAATAGACCCTAAGTCTGAACTAATTATTACATTGACTTGGGAAGTTGGCAATTACAGTGATATTGACTTGTGGGTAAAAGATCCTGAAGGTAATGTTGTTAGTTTTAAATCGCGCACATCAGGCTTAATGCATTTAGATAGAGATGATTTGGGCGCGGCAAACGATACACTTATGTTAGCAGACGGCACTATAGTAGCAGTAGATGAAAATGTTGAAGTTGCTACTATACGTGGCTGGATTCCAGGTGAATGGACAGTTAATGTACACTATTATGCACATCGGTCAAGACTTTCCGGATACACGGGAGCAGATAATCCTGAGGACATATCTCCAAATCCTCCCAAATATCCAATACCTGTAACAGTTGAATTAGTAAGAGTAAATCCGTTTAAAGAAATTACTACTGCCAAATTTGAAATGACAGAAACTGGCGAAGAAGTTACTGCATTTAACTTTACAGTTGTACAAAGAGAGAATGGAATCGCAACCCCAGACGGTACCCAAAGTTATACATATTCTATAGAATACGTTAATAATCATCCGACACCATTTGTATATACAGATGGGTTAACACACTTTGAAGACGATAATGGCAATCATCCTATGGCAATTGGTGATACATATGATCCTAGTCTATGGGATGGAATGACAACTCAATTGAGAAAATGGCAACAAGAGGGAACTAATTAGTTATGTCAGAGAAAGAAATAATAGATTTTACTGATTATACTACGGATGAAATCGTTTTATCAGACTGGTATAATATTATATACGAGTTTGGTTTACAATTGGGTGCCATGCTAGTATTAGCAATATTAGTATTATACGCATTACTAAAAACACCAGCTAAGTTTTATATAAAGTTTTTAACAATTCCATTGATTTTTTTCTTATTCTATAGTACAATAGTGAAGTTAAATAATTTTCTAGGATATGCACTTCCTACATACCCTTCAGGAAAAGTTGTGCTACTTGATGGACAACGACAAGGGCATGTAATAGAAATATGGGTGCAACATTTAGGAGAGAGAAATACTCGTTTATATAAAATACCTTTCTCACGAGAAATGCAAGAAGAACTTAAACGTGGAAGAGAAGCAAAGAAAAAAGGAAACCCACTAGTTATTGAATTTTTAGAGGGTATGCTGGAGCGAGGGCAAAGTGGACAAACTCGAGAAGGCGCAAGATATAAAATATATAGACTAAAAGACTTTGTAGATAAAAATATTAAGAAAGATTACGAAAAGGATAATTAATGTCTGATACTGCAACCAAGATTAAAAAGCAATTAGATTTAAAAGAGCCATCATTGTATAAAGTTATATTCATCAATGATGATGTAACACCAATGGACTTTGTTGTTAATGTTCTTATGACTGTGTTTAGCCACACATTAGAAGAAGCACAAGAACTAACATATAAAGTAGATGCAGAAGGTTCTGCTATTGTTGCTATTTTGCCATATGAAATTGCTGAACAACACGGTATTGAAGTGACACTTTTGGCACGAAATAATAATTATCCGCTACAAGTTAAAGTAGAAGCGGATAAATAACTTATATTTTAAAGGAGCTTATTATGTTTAATTTAATTGATTGGGCCAAAGCAAAATGGTCAGAAAGATCAACTTGGGATGGCACAGTACTAGTAGGTGTTGGTGTTCTTGCACTATTATTTTCACCACTAGTTACTTGGATTGCATGGGCCGCTATTATTTACGGTGCATGGAGAATTTGGCAAGACTAATATAGGATTTGATTATGGATGACTCAACTTTAAAATTAGAGTGTCTCAAACTTGCAGAAGGCGATGTTGAAAAAGCAGAAACTTTTTACGCATTTTGTAAAGATCTGCAAGAATCAAATTCAAAACAAATACTCAAAGAAACACATAGGTACACTGAAACACCATATTTCGATTGCGGGCCCGCAACATGGGGCCCATCATCACGTTGGTATAACACTTACACAAATCTTGATGTTCCTTTTATTCCGGAAACATCTGATGAAATGACAAATGAAAAAGCAAAAGAACATGTTATTGACAATCATGCGTTTGCCGACAACACAACAAAAAATCAATACTAATGTCTTATCCTACTAGTAAATCAATTAGAATAGTTAAACTAGTGTCAACAGAAGGCACTGGCTACTATTATACTACTACTAAAAACGGACGCAATCCTGAAAAACTACGTAAAAAGAAATACGATCCAGTTTTAAGAAAACACGTCTGGTTTGAAGAAAAGAAAATTAAATAAAGGAATGCTCAGGTATTCCTTTATTCTTCTACACCTATATAAATAATTTTGATTGTCGTATGAAGTTGAAAGTACGCATTCTGGACCCGGGGGCAGTGCCCGGCACCTCCACCAAATTTTTTACGGGGGTGACACAGTTTCGACAGGGTGAAGAGGATAAATGGACGACATATGGGAGCAGTTCCATATTAAAAAACAGCAAACTATATAATTGCAAATGACGATTATTACGATTACGCATTAGCCGCCTAATTAGCGGTCGCGTAGGGGGTTTCGGGGGCGACACCTTCTTAACAAAGTCGCCCCCACTAAATATGTGTATGGAAACGAAAGAAGAAACGCCTTACAAATATGTTGCTTTAGGATGTAGTTTAACAGGATGTAGTTTAACTCAACAGCACGGCTATGTGCACTATTTAAATGGTACCTATAGTTTAGATATTAAACATATTTCACAAGGCGGTGGAGACAATTATTTACAACACCATAGATTATCTAATCTTTATGCAAAAAATTTAATTAATAAAGATACCACACTACTTTGGCAGTTAACAGCGCCAGATAGACTTTTTTATCTATTGAATGACGATCAAGATGTAGAGTTTCATGGTCTTAAATATGGGGAAGACGACGTTGAGAAGAAACCTGACTGGGATTGGATGTGGTTCTATCACAATAAACTAAAAAGTTATACTGAAGAAGAATGGAGTATTTTTAACAGGAAAGCAATAAGTATTAGAGCAAACAATCAAAGATTTCATTATGAAATGAAATTTGGCTGCCTTACCCGAACAATTTATCATTTGCAAGAAACGCTTGTTAATATAGGCTTATGGTCTAATACGGTCAAAGAAATAATATTATATTTTGGTTGGGATTGGTATGGAGAATACAAAGACGAGATGTACCCACAAACATTGGATTTTTTACATAGATATTCTAATATTAAAGTAATACCTCTAGAAAAAAGCATACTGCAATGGTCTATAGATAAAAATATTACCCTCTATGAAGACGGGATGCATCCGAGTTATGAAGGTCATTGTGACTGGTGTAAAAATGTGTTAGTACCTTATTTAGATTTATATGGAAGTATGTATTCATGATAACAAGAAATATTATTAAAAATGTTATATTAGTATTAGGGTTATTAGGCTTACTAACATACGCAAGCATTAATGCGGTTGCGTGTGTTGAAGGTTGTACTAACGTTAGAGAACAATTTAACTTTCGATCCTACTCAAGTGATGCAACACATGGTTGGTATACAGGCTATGAACGAGGTGTTCATCCACTATGCGACGGTATTGACATTGACCATGTTGTAAGTTTAAAAGAAGCATGTGAGTTAGGATTACCAAAAGAACTTTGGGTAGAGTTTGCTAATGATTCGGAAAATCATGTTCCGGCATGTTCTTCTATTAACAGGTCAAAAGGATCAGCAAATCCAGAAACATGGCTAGAACGATCGCAAGATGGGCGCGGCAGAGATTACGAAATACTGCATTATGAAAAATATGTAGATTTATATTACTATATATTAGACAAGTATGGCCTAGAAAAAGATCGTTTCCTTTCAAACCCCGCTAATTAAAAACTTTTTTAGTTCGTAATACCTGATGAATTTGGCCGATATCATTTGCTAAGTTTATTCTTTTTGCAAACATACTTATTTCCTCTTCATTGTAATTACTAAGTATAGATAATTTTTCAGGATTATAATTGTTGTTTTTAATTCTAATATAATCTATTTGTGGGAACTCTTCTATAACTTCAGCAGTATGTTTTAACCAGTTACCATAATACACTTCTTCAGAATCAGTGTCTAGATAGTTTGGTGTGCCGGCATATATATTATTAATTTTTCCGTTTAAACCAGTAAAGTCAAATCCTAATATGTAGATGGTGGTATGTCCAATGTTACTTGCTAACCACAATGCTGTAGGTCCAGAACTCCAGCCGTGTGGATTTTCAAAGTAGGTTGCTCCTTTATATTTTGCCTTATTAATTTCAAATATCATTTCAGGATTAACGGCGACAAGATGATGTGGAGTGAACTCTCTATACAATGCATTACATCCATAGACTATTCCATTTTCTTTTAAACTGTCTAAAGATATCGCTTGTCTACTTGTGCCATTCCCTAGTACAAATGCTATATTATTCTTCATCAAGATCTCTCAACTCATTTTCGATTAATGCAGCTACAACTGCCCCGGGCGCAATTTCTTTTTCTATAGAAAAAATGAGAAACTCGGCTATTTGAATTTCCTTTTCAATCCAAAATTTGTTGTTGTTTAATTCTTTAATTCTTGTACGAAGTTCTTCAATTTCTTGTTGTTTTTTCTTCTTTAACTTCAATATTTTGTCAAAGTCTATTATGCCATCGTCCATAATCAATATTTATTAAATAATAAATACAGTATGAGAAAATTATTATTATTCTTGTTATTATTAATACCAACAACAGCGTATAGTTTACAACTATTTGTTGTAGAAGCAGATTGGTGTCCGTCGTGTCGCGCATGGCAGGCACAAGTACAGCCACTCTATACTCCAGAATTAGATTCGTATCTTCCTTTGATAGAAATTAACATTACACATGGTATTATTGAAAACTTAGATTATATTCAATACTATCGTGACGGCAAAATAAAAAAACTTTATGCCACTCCTACGTTCTTTATATGGGACGAAGAAAAAAAGCGAGAAATTGTAAGATGGGTTGGTTATATCGACGCTGAACATTGGTTCGCAATGCTAGAAAAAGCAATAGACGTTGCTAAAAATTCTATTAAAGATTGTGAAGAACATAATGTATGTAACAATTTCAATTTAAATTAAACATAAATTCTTTATGCATAAGTATTATTATGGATATCTATCACGTCTGGGCAAATATTGAAGGTGATATTACCGACGAAGAATTTGTCGACAATATTAAAAGTTTCCTTAATCAACTCAAAGAAGAAAATAAAATCGAATCATATCGTATTACACGTTGTAAGTTAGGATTTCGCAGTATACAAGATTTGCCAGAATGGCATATTATGATTGAAACAACAGACATGTCGCAATTGGAGTCAGCTTTCCATCGCGTTGCCAGGCCTGATCGCTATGTTTTAGATGAAGTGGAAGGCAAGGTTGATGAAAAACATAAGTCGTTCAATCAATTTGTAGCAGATGATATCCAACACGCATTATACAGGGACTGGCCAGATGAGTGATGACAACGTCGTTGATATTAAAGGAAAGAAAATAGACGAAACCAATATTGACGGAAATTTCCTACATAAAATTTTCGATGATGAATTTACTAAAACAGTATCTGATCGTTGGTTAATTAAGACACTCGATGTTTTAGCAGAAAGCGGTATTGATACTGATAATGAAGATTTTAATCATGATCTATCAATCATAGTTCAATTAATGGACACTTTAATTTATCGGCACAAAAATAAATGATAAAAGCATTTTATAAAACTAAGAAATGGGCACTATGGGCTTATGGCGGTGGCTCTCTATTAGTTATATCGTTATGGTTACAAGTTCAATTAACAGTAGCGATAAACACATGGTATGGTGGATTTTATGACTTACTACAAAAGTCTGGTGAATATAAAAATAATGCCAGTGAAGGCATTTCTTTATTTTATGAAAAATTACTAGGCTTACAATATTTTAGTGATGGTGATCCCTCATTTGCTGTATTAGCATTTCCATATGTGCTGTTAGCGGTGCTCACTGGGTGGTTTACACGCATATACGGACTCCGTTGGCGAGAGGCAATGACCTTTGACTACATTCCGCGTTGGCGCAATGTTGAAGAAGAAATTGAAGGTGCATCACAGCGTATTCAAGAGGACTGCAATCGGTTTGCTAGAATTGTAGAAAGTTTGGGATTGCAAGTTGTGCGGGCGTTAATGACACTCGTTGCGTTTATTCCAGTGCTGTGGGGGTTAAGTTCTTCAGTTACTATTCCATTCTTTAGCGACATTCCTGGCTCACTTGTATGGGTAGCATTATTTGTATCTATAGGCGGGTTGGTTATTTCATGGTTTGTAGGTATTAAACTGCCCGGACTTGAATATAACAATCAACGTGTCGAAGCCGCATTTAGAAAGGATTTAGTGTTTGGTGAAGATGACAAAGTAAACTATGCACAACCAGAAACATTAGCAAGTTTATTCACAGGCATACGTTTCAACTATCAACGTTTGTACTTACACTATGGATATTTTGACACATGGATGATTATGTATGATCAAGCAATGGTTATTGTGCCTTACTTAATCGTAGGTCCAAGTTTGTTTACTGGTGCTGTATTATTAGGTGTAGTAGTGCAAGTGTCAAATGCGTTCCAGAAAGTACATGGTGGGTTTGCATTATTCTTGCATAACTGGACAACAATTACAGAATTGCGTTCAATATATAAACGTTTGAGCGAATTCGAGCGCAATCTAAACAAATACGCTATTTCTTGACAATGACCGTAATGTAATATATAATTATAGTACAGTAAAATAGATTACGAATAAATATTAATATGGCGACGATAGTAGTAGTCTCAGGCGGATTTGATCCGATTCATAAAGGGCACATTGCATTATTTAATGAGGCCAAAAAACTTGGCGACAAACTTATCGTGGCTTTAAACAGTGACAAGTGGCTTTCTCGTAAAAAAGGTAGATCATTTATGCTTTTTGAAGAGAGGGCACTTATTCTTAATAGTCTTTCAGTAGTAGACGATGTAGTTGGATTTAATGACAAAGACAATACTGCCATCCATGCATTAGAAAAAATAAAGGAACATTATCCAAATGATACAATTGTTTTTGCCAACGGGGGTGACAGAGACACCACCAATGTTCCTGAACAAGCAATAGCAGACGTTGAGTTTATTTTTGGCGTTGGTGGTTTTGAAAAGAAGACTTCATCTAGTCAATTGATTCGTAATTATAAATTTGGTATGTGTTATACGGATTATGGTTATTATAATGTTGTATATCAAGATAGTAATTGTAGAGTAAAAGAAGTAAGTTTGGAACCCAAACATCAAATGACTTTTGGGCGCCATATGAGAAAAAGTGAATTTTGGTTTGTTATGGGTGGTCAATGTATAGTAGACTATGCATGGGAAGAAACATTAGGAAATATTAAATCACGTGATTTAGACGCTCATCAACATTTTTATATTCCATTGGGTCAATTCCATGCATTGCGTAATGAAAACAAACGCAAAGCATGTAAGTTAATGGTTATTGAATATGGAAATGCGATGTTAGCAAATGAGCATGATTTTGAATCAATTGATGAATATGGAGAACAGTTTGCATAGGAAATCTCAACAATGCATTGGACAAAAGAAACCAGGGATGAAAAGCGTATAAGATTACAAGAATGGCATATTTGGTTTGCTTGGAAGCCAGTAAGACTTTGGCATATCATTTCAAAAGGCGAAGAAAGAAAGGTTGCAGAATCAAATAAAATAGTGTGGCTTGAAAAAGTTATGCGAAAGAGAAATCCAAATAGTATAGCCTATATATATATGGTTAAAGATGATGCGCTTTTAATGGAAATCGCTGATTATAAAACAGTATCACCACATATTGAATCAATATTGGATGATCAAGATTTGGATATTTAAATATGCCAATATACGAATATAAATGCACAAATGAAGTATGTGAAATGATGGTAGAAGTCATGCAAAAAATAAATGATGAGCCATTAAAGTTTTGCCCACATTGCTCTCAAGAAACACTTAAAAAAATAATATCACAATCTAACTTTGTTCTTAAAGGGACTGGCTGGTTTAAAACCACAGCAAAGCCTTCTAGTGAATAGTGACTACAATATCCACATATAATATAAAAACTTATGAACAATACAAAGACATGATAAAAGACAAAATAATACTAACAGACGTAGATGGCGTTTTACTAGATTGGGAGTTTGCTTTTCACGTATGGATGGAAAAACACGGACACACTCCTATAAAAGAACACAAACAAATATATGGTATTGCTAAACGTTTTAGCATTACACCAGAACAAGGCAAACGACTCACATCAAGTTTTAATGAAAGTGCGTCAATTGGATTTTTGCCGCCCTCGCGTGACTCTGTTCACTATGTTAAGAAATTACATGAACAGCACGGTTATGTTTTCCATGCTATTACATCACTAAGCACAGATCCATACGCAGGTAAACTACGTGAGAGAAACTTGGCAAAACTGTTTGGTGAAACAGCATTTGAGAAAGTTATTTGTCTAGATACTGGTGCCGACAAAGATGAAGCACTATCGCCGTACAGAAATACACAATGCTGGTGGATCGAAGATAAAGTAAAAAATGCAGAAGTAGGAAAACGTTTAGGACTTAACAGCGTTATATTCGAACACGGGCATAATATGGACTATGAAGGTGACATTCCCTTAGCAAAAAATTGGGAAGAAATTTATAATTTAATTATTAATAAAAGTGCGGAAAGATTTACAGTCTAATTATTAGGCATCTGAAAAGATTCGCCACAACCGCATGAATTAGTGTCTGGTATTGTTACTTTAAAAGCAGGCATAAAATCACCAGTATAATCTATAGTAGCATCTTTCATATATGATGCTGTTAAACTATCTATTAGAAGTTCTTTACTTTCGCCTAGATCAAAAGTAATATCGCTTTCCTCTTTACCTGTTCCAATTGCCCATTTACCAAGCAACCCGGAACATCCGCCGCCATCTAAAAAGTATCTAACGTCGGATACTTCGTTTTTGTTTGCAATCACTAGTAGTTGTGCTAGTGCTGATTCAGTTATTGTGATACTCTGTTCCATACTCTTTTTTAAAAATATTTTTTAAATTATTAAAATTTTGTGACGTCTCTCTATATTTTAGCCACCAATTATCGTCCTTCAAGGCTAACGACATTCCTAACTTAACACCTTCTATGCAATATTTACCGTTATAACGATCATAACCTACGCTTTCCCAATGGTGCAATCTTTCTTCTTGGTAAAGTGTATCGTGCTTGGGTGTCTTCATATTTAGTATTTGATAAGTAAGTCTATTTCCTATTCTAAAGCCTGCCTTCCATGCATCGTAAGAAGAAGAATTAAATGCATCAATACTTCCGATTCGTCGTACAGGAACTCCGGACGCTTTAAATGTATCAGCTGCGGTAGCTTTTGGATAATATATATATGGTTTATTAGATTTATATGTAAAGCCTATTGGACTGTGTGGTAAAATTTCTCCGTTAATAGGATTTACTGTATCCCACATAACTGATAAATTTGGATAAATTGTTTCTATGTCAACCGGAATAGAATTTTCTTTTTGATCACGAATATTATGGTACAAAACGTTTTTATACCATTGAATAGGAAGTTTAAAGTCAAAATCATTACATATAATATTGTCTCCTTCGACAATATAATAAAATTTTGTTTCGGACAATTCCCTACATGCGTTATAAGCATTGAGTATGCCCGTAACGCCATTTACTCTTTTTGCATTTGGTACTAGTTTTTTTAAAGTTTCAAAGTTTTTATCAGCATCTTTTTCATAATAACTCATAAAAATAACATCAAACTTTAAATTTAATGGTTTTACATTAGAATAATCTGTTTTTTCTAGTAGAAATTTGTCTAGTACATCTAAATCCATTTTACGGACTTTTTTTAAATCATCGTTCATATTAATATTTACATAAATACAATAGTACTTTATTAACTTTACGATGGAAACATTACTATGGATATGAGAAGCATTTTAACAACACTAGACTTAATTAACCAACCAAAGCCTGCAGATGTTATTGCAGAGGACGAGGTTGAAGAAGAACTTACTCTAGAAGAACTTGAAGCATTAGAAGAAGATGACGAGTTAGAAGAAGCATGGGTAAGTGTTGATGACTTTGATGATCGCCCAGCGAGTGAATATAAACTTGTAAGCAGTGAAGAAGAAGACACAGACCATGGAACACTCCATAAATCCAAGTATGAAAGAGAAGATGGCGAGTTCACAGAAAAACAAATTAGAATGGCTTTTGGTATTTTAAATGATCCACGTTATAAAGGTGGCAACTTAACAGACGCAATAGAAGCAATTGAAGGTATTGCTCCAGGCTTATCAGAGCACCCAGCCGTTCAACGTGCTATGTTAGCAACATCAGAAAGTGTTGAAGAAGTTGATGAAACTTCTGATCAACAACTAGACGAAGCATTTTCACGCAAGCATTATGAACTATTTGCAAGTATGTTGCAAGAAATTACAGACCTTAATGCAAGAATGGACTTTGCTGATCGTTTGGTAACCTTGTTTAGACAAGACAACCCACGTTTTAACGACGAGTTATTCCTTAAGGCCGCAGGTTTAGCAGACTAGAACAATATACTTGACTTTCTTAGTAACATAGTATAAAATTGTGTTATGACTAAAAAATACATCTATCTCGCAGGCCCGATTGCGGAATGCACTTACGGCGAAGCGAACGACTGGCGAAATGAAGTTAGTGAAAAACTAAATCCTAATATTATTGGAATTTCTCCGTTGCGTTGTGAGCCAATGCAAGGAGAAACATATGGTCCTGGAAATGACCCAAGATTTAATGCTCCCGGAGCAATTGCCGCTAAAAATTGGTATGACACAGAAACATGTGACTTAGTATTAGCATTTTTGCCAAAAGAACTAAATAACCGTAGACCGTCATATGGCACAATTATTGAAATTGGTTGGGCAATTGGCTTAAGAAAACCTCTTATTGTCGTCACAGATGATGAATATCTCGCTAACCATCCACTTATTAAAGCGAAGGCAAATTGGGTGTTTAACGATTTTCAAAATGCTGTTGATGTAATACATGGTTTATTTGATGATTATGTTAATTAACATATTGACTTGTAAATAATGCTTTTATACACTAACGGCGACAGCCATCTTGCGGCAACTTACCAACATCCAAACAGTGAAGAATCTATAATGTTTCAGCCTGAAGTATCATTTGCTGGATTACTAGCAAAAAAACATAATCTAGACTATATAAATGAATCCGTTGCTGGATGTAGTAACAACAGAATTATTCGCACTAGTAAAGAATTTCTAAGAGATAAAGACCCTGAAAATACTATAGTTCTAATAGGGTGGTCAACAGTTGAACGTACCGAATGGTATGCAGATGGAGTATGGCATCAAATATGTGGCGAACCGTTATACCAGTATAATTTTCGCGAAAGTGTGCTTCCTCCCAATTTTGATAAAATACGCTGGCATGACAAAAGTGCTGAATGGATTACACTTAGCATGATGTGGTCTAACTATACAAATAGACTATTAAATGACCATAAGGAAACAGGCAACATAATATTTCAATCTAGAACTCTAGAGTTTCAATACTACTTTAAAGAATTTAGTGATTGGTTAACTAAAAGAAACTTTAAGCACATGTTTTTACATTTACACGAGGTTTTTAATGTAAACGAATTCTTTAAAAATAACTGGAATAATGACGCATGGTTGTTTAATGATCCCTATGATCCATCCATTGCTTTCACTCGTAAGTCAGTGGCCTTAGGTCATAAATCGGACAAATGGCAACATTTTGGTCCCGAAGCACATAAAGATTATGCAAACTATATAGAACAGGAGTTTATAAATAAATTACTTAAATGAAAACAACTGAATTAACTTGTACTGACAACAATCAAAAGGTTCCAGCAGATATTTTACGTAAAAGCGATAAAATACTTGAGGTGGCTATTCATGGAACAGACGTTCCTATTAAGCTATATAGAAAAACTCCTGTTGATAAAACATACGTTGGTAGATATGCCGGTTTAGAATTCATCTCTACTGGCGAACAATCCTAAATTAATTACACTATATAACAATTTGTTATATGGGTTTCTGCACGACTTCATAACCTAAAAGTATTTTAACGGCTAAACTTATAGCGTATTTCTGCGGAATTTTGTATAAATACCATAAAGAAATTACTTTAACTATTATTAAGATTTACCGGAGACACTTTTGAAAGATTTCTATAATTTAGCGAAAACGTTAATTAATAAAGACAAGATTCAAAAAATAATTAATCGTAAAACAGAAACTATTCTTAAAGCATTTGAAGAAAGTAATGTTAGTCCTAAAAAAATTATTAGTTTGAATTGGCATTGTTCCTTGGTCGATTTCGCCACCAGTGGTTACGATGTCAGCTATATTTCAGATGATCCTGATGCCATAGATTATGCTAACGCATTGTGTGAAGCATATGATGTTACTATTACCAACCATAATGCACCATTAGACACATTTAGTATGAAGTTCCATATGGATGAAGATATTGAAAAATATGATTGTGTATTAGCACTAGATCAGTATTATACATTTTCTACTAGTGAAGACGACCAACATTCACAACTACAAGACTCACTAACGTTACTTAATGATGATGGAATATTGTTAACTACGCTAATGGATTATAAAAATATCAAATTTAACAGTAAATTATTCGCAGATCCATTTTATCTAAGAAATGATGATTCCGAATTTATCTTTATTAACAATAGAAAATGGAATCAAGAAGATAGAAAGAAATGGCGTCATTATGCATACGTTATTAATCAAACTACGAATGAATTAAATTCATTTGAACCAGTAGATCGCCAAGCAATGTTCTTTAAGCAACTTGCTTATCATACAGCATCACTGGGCTGGAACAATTTTGTTGTACATAAAAAACTTATTTACAAGCCAATGTATAGTAGTGAGAATCAATATATTATATCTATAACTCGATGAGGAATAAATTATGGGAAGCATTGCATCTTTAGAAACATTAATACATCCGGATTTAATTACAGTAAATTATTTAAAATTTTCTGAAGATGATTTATCAGGTGATTATATTAAAGGCGGAACAATTACCGATTTTTCTAGTACTGGTATTAGAGATGAAGCAACACAGCAAGTTTTACATTTAGATAACGACGGTTTAAGTGTAGACAGCATTTATGTAACAGACATTGATGCATCAGATATTAATGTACGAACGATGACGGTCAGTAATAAACTTACTGTACAAAATTTACATTATGTTTTTTCATCAAACGAATTTGAAACTGACTTACACTTAGGCAAAGGCAACTTTATTCACATGGGTGCAGATAAGGTCTTATCTCGCAATGAATTGGGACCAAGTATTGTATATAGTAATTTAAGAAGTGTAGGTAATTTGGAAAAACTTGGTGTAATGGGCAATCTTTCTGCTGGTTATGGTACGTTCATGGTAAATGCAACAGACCAAAGAATTGGTATTAATACATCAGAGCCCGCCGCTACTTTACATGTTATTACACAAGGTGGCGCAGAACTTTTTATTGACGGCAAAAAAGGTGAAGGCTACATAGGTACTGCAAGAAAAGAAAAAATGCATCTGGGCACAGATGCTATGACTACCGAAAAACAATCCCATCTAACTATCACACCTGACGGCAATGTAGGCATTGGCACTATTGATCCTAGCACTAAATTAGAAGTGCGCGGTGATATTAAATTTGCACAAACTACGATGTCATCCTCTAAAATTCAACCAGACTCTGGTTATCATGTACGTGGCGAAATTGTTTGGAACCTTGAGCCAAGACAGGGCAAACCTATAGGTTGGGTTTGCATTGGCACAGGCGAGCCAGGTATTTGGGGTGAGTTTGGCACGATACATCCATGTCCAAAATTTAAAGGATAATATGCGTATATTATTCTTTGTGAAATTTTACTTAAATAATAACATACTATTATAAATTATACAGACTTTATCAATTATTAAGAATCTCAATTAAGTCATAATAATATCGACAAGGATTCTTATATGAAAAAGTATATTGCAACATTGGTTGCGTTTATACTAGTGGTATTAGGCGTTTCCAATACATATGCATACGACCCTGCATATTCACTACATGGCCACAGTGCCAGTTTTTTGATGTTAGATAGTAAGTGGATGACACTTAATTATCTTCACCCCAATGCCAATAAGGCTGGTATGCGAAATGCCGCCAAAGCAAACGGCGATACTCACATCTATCTCTACACCAGAAACGGTGGAGACAATGGCGGTGGTTATAATCTCAATGCCATCAGTCCTCGACCCGATTGGGAAACAAGACTAGATGAACTTAATAACATGGGACTTAAACCAGTTCTATGGTTGACACCTGATGATAGTCCTTCTATCACAAATCAATCCATGGAGGCCCAGAAGGCACACTTTAGTAATATGGTTGCTAGATTTGATGACAAAGTCACAGGATATGTTACTTGCCTAGAATGTGATGAGTATTGGAGTGCCGCGCAAGTACAGGCACTAGTCGCACATCTAAAAAGTAAAACAAATAAACCTGTTGGTGTGCATTTAACGCCGGGCGTTAAACCGGCATACTTTGCAAATGCAGACTATGTATTTCTACAGACAGGTTTCGGTAAGACAGCAGAACAAGTAAAGGCCATGGTGGCTCATGCAATTGCAGTAACTGGTAAACCAGTTGTTGCGTCCGAGTATTCATTTGAAAGTAGATCAGCGAACGCTAGAGCATTAGGTGATGCGGCATGTGCGGCGGGCGCAATAGGCACAGGTAACGGCAGAAGTATTACGTTTTGTGGTGCAGAAGAAGTGCCTGAGAAGAAAAACAAAGATGCTGAAACTGCCATGGCAGTTGTAGGTGTTGCTTTGATTGCATTTGGTGCCTACTATCTACATACCAATTATGATTTTGAATTGAGAATGGATTTGACAGACAATTATCAAATGTATGGTACAAGAAGAACATTTAATTTACTTGAAAGTGAAACTAATAATAATTCATTAGACTTTGTAATGGACTATACCTATACCACAACTGATGATTTTTATCAAAATAGAATCTTTTTCGGATTTGTTGGTACTTTTGACTAGCCATACTTAAATACTTCTATGGAATATCAATTTGAAGTAAAATCTGGTACTACGCTATATGTGACATCAGCAAAAACTCATGCAGATGCAATTAAATTCTTTAAGATGAGTTGCGGTGATTTACCAATTGATGGTGTCACTTGCCTGGGCCATAAAAGTGTGTTAGATAATGTTTATAGTCATTATAATAAAAATAGACAATTAGAAGAAGAACGTTCTTCTTATTTTGATTATATAAAGCCTTAGGCAGGTCTAACTACTTTCTCTAGTTTTAAAAACGCAAGTCTTTCGTTCGGAACATAACGCCAAACAGTGGCGCCATTTTCAGTTCGTTCAAATATAGTTCTAATAAGTCCTATAGATATAATAACTGCTTCTTCACCTTCTAGTAATACCAAGTCGCCCGGATTAAAAGTAGGACTCATTTTAAAACGTATACCACGAACAATAGCAACAGTCCAGTCCTTGACCATTAATGCCGCAATTACGCTGACTAGGATTGCAATCCAAGGTAATAAAAATTCAGTAGCATCTAAACTAGTATTCAGAAGTAGTTCTTCGATACTTGTTGCTGTTTTTTCTGCTTTTTCTACTGCTTCTTCTGGGGATGTTACTTCGCTCATATAAATATTTAAAGGTAATTACCAGATGAAAAAAATAGCATATTGTATTGGCAATGGTGAGACACGCAAAAGTTATGATTTACAAAAGTTGCGCGACATAGGACCGTTATACGGATGCGGCGCGATTTGGCGAGACAATCACGTTGACAATTTGATATGCTGTAATAAGTTTAGGGCAAGAGAAGCAGTCAGTAATGGCGTTCACTTACGCTCTAACTTTTACACCCGTAAGGATTGGGCGCACTACTTAGCAAAAGATAAAGTAAGAGTGTTGCCCGATCTTCCTTATTTTGGTTTAGAAACATACCAACAACCTATTAATTGGAGCAGTGGATTGTATGCTGTTTATACTGCTATAAAAGAAGAAGCAGATGTTATTATGTTGTTGGGTTACGACTTTTATGGCAAGGGAAAAAACCAAAAGTATGCTAATAACATATATCTAAATACAGAACATTATAGAAACGAAAAGCAAGGACCACGTAATCCAGAAAAATGGATAAAACAGTTTGAGTTATTGTTTAAACATTTTTATAATATTACTTTTATTTTTATAAAGCCAGAAGAATATCCACATCCGGCAGAGTTTGATTCGTGGCGTTATGTGCTGTACGACACATACGAAGGGTTAGATAGATTTGTCCAATCTAAAATACAAGATAATGAATAAACCACTTTGCACTTATCCCTGGGCCCATCAAGAAATAGAAACCAATGGTGATATAAAATTTTGTTGTGCCTCGAGTAACGATAAAGAGTATGCCCACTTGGATGAGAACGGAAATCACTATAACATAAACACACATACTTTAAATGATGCGTGGAATTCCAAAAGGATGCTTAAACTTCGAGAAAATCTATATAATGGAGTTAAGGCACCTGAATGTCAGAATTGCTGGGACTCTGAAGAACGTGGCATGTGGAGTGTTCGCCAGGCGGCGCTTGGTGCGGAGGATAGCTATCCTCACATACAAGACGTTGTTGATAAAAGTGTTAAAAATAATTTTATATTAGACGATAGCTATCCTTATTTTTATCAAATACAGTCTGGAAATACATGTAACTTGGCATGTAAAATTTGTAATAGTGATTATAGTATTACCTATGGAAGATTTTTTAATAGACTAGGCGTTGATGATTTAAGCCAATTTAAATATGATCTTTCTGAAACAGGCAGGCCTGACAATGAATACGCGGGTGCGAGTAGAACTTCTAAAAAACTTAAAAAATATAATTGGCCTTCAAAAATAGGATTAAAAAATATTATTGGAGAAAAAAGAATAAGCAATATTACTCGATTGTATTTAAGTGGCGGCGAACCCACTATAATATTAGAAAATTTAAAATTTTTAGAATATTTGATAGAATGCGATCACAGTAAAAATATAGAATTAGTAATAACTACAAATACGACAATGATTCATCCTAGATTCATTGAAATCATCAAGCATTTTAAACTTGTTATGTTAGTATTAAGTATTGATAGTGTAGGCCCGGCGATTGAATTACAGAGATATCCTGTAAAATGGACAAAACTAGAAAAAAATATTGATCAATATTTACAGATTAGCCTAGAATGCGATCATACTCCAGTTTCGTTTAATATAGTTATAACAGCGTTAACGTTGCCATATTTAGATGAACTACTTTCTTTTATGGATCTAAAAAATAAAAAAATACCTATGCATAAGAGAGTGCGTATAGCAGGGCTTGTTCAAATGGTAGATAGCAGTGATTTTAACTTGCGATTAGTTCCCTATGATGTCGTCCAAAATTGCAGAGAGAAAATTGAACACACACTGAAGAAAAGTAGTTGTTTTTACAGCGATGATATTGAACAAATAAAAAATCTAATTGAATCTTTGAAAAACTTTACATTCAATAAAGAAAATGATTATAGTAGAATTCGAAACGCTCTAGAAATACTACAAAAACATCACCCTGAATATGACGTAAGAGAAATATATAAAATCTATTACTAACTGGTTAGAGTTCAGTATAAATCATTATCAAAGTTTAGCCATACATTATTATGCCCCAGTAGCTGTCGCACCAAGTCGTTAGCAAAGTTCTGCCACACATTATTATTTTTTAGCATTGTAAAATTATGTTCTATTACTTTCTGAACATCATCTTGTTGTACTCTATTGACGAAGTCTTTAAGTGGCATATCACAATACTTTTTAAGTTGTTTCGTGATAGCATTGTTTCTATCAACGTATGAATCATAATCGTCAAATGTATAATCAAAGAGCATGTCATATAACTTAAAACCATGTCGTAATAGTTCTTTATTGTTTCCTTTATCTCCGGATATAATAAAAGGCATTTTATACATAATTGCTTTAAATGTTTTTTCAGTTAAAAATTTAATATCGTGATCTATTAATGCTGTTTCTGTTATAACATCAATTACAGCAGCTTTATAATAAGCATCAATTTGATTACTAGTAATATCACAGGCCTTGTTAATATTAAGGTCATATAATTTTGAATCATGATTCCATGAAGAATGCAATGCATTAGTGTAATTGTTTTGATTGATACTATCTACAGTGTAAGGTAAGGTGGAATAAAATTGTAAAAATTCAGAAATATTAGCGCCATCTTGTCTTAATACTTCTCTCATTTGATAGATTCCTTCAATTTGTGAAAAATTGTTTACATGACTTTCATAATTTTGGCAAGATATATATCCATAATTTATTAAATCGTTATTAAAAATATTTGACACTAAGTGATATCTATGTGGTTTTATTTGTGAATTAAGACAAATAAAATGCTTCTTTTTTTCATTTGATAATGTGTTTAATATAGTTTCATAGCCTTTTTTTATTTTATAACTGAGCTCCAATGCATAATAATTTAAATGTATATAGTCTTTGCGAAAATTTAAGACATCATCTTTATATTCACTATGCTCACCACACAACACAGGTATAATTTGCGATTCAGAAATTCCGTGCATGTTACAAGAAAACTTAACATAATCCCAGCCAGAATAATAAGACTTCCCTTCACAAATTGACATAACAGCAATATACAATTCCTTTTTTCTTGCTTTGTCAATAATAGAATCTGGCAAAAACTCGAAAATAGATGGTATTATTACTCTTACAGGATCTAAAAATTTATATTTTGATTCATATTCATGTGTATAACCAAATACGCTTAAGAATTCTGTTGTAAAAATGGGGTATATATAGATATCGTCAGCTGATAAATCAACTTCTTTAAGAGACTTTGCTTGCATACCTTCAGTGTTATTGATAGCATCTTTAAAGGTGGCGGGTCTAACAGCATTAGAAATAATACTGTACGGTAACGATGAATGTTTATCTATCCCCGCTCCGTTTGAAATAATCGGAGCGCCACCTGCTTTAACCTCTTTTTCTTCTTTCTGGTTTGAAGGAATATCTGGCTCAAATATAAATGTAATCATTGCAATGATATATCACGAACGTGTACTTGTATTTATTATGCGTTTATTACCGTAATAAAAAACGCTAAATATAGTAAAGAACCATAAAGCACAGGAGCAAAGATTATGGCAAGCAAACTATTAAAGGAGTTCTCTGCAGATTACCAATCATATAAAGAGCAAGAGTTCACACTTGAAGAGTATCTAAATCTATGTAAGAAGGACCCACTCGCATATGCTACATCAGCAGAACGAATGTTAGCTGCCATTGGGGACCCAGAGCATATAGATACTTCGGAAGATCCACGGTTGTCACGCATCTTCCTGAACAGAACATTACGAGTATATCCAGCATTTAAAGACTTTTACGGACTAGAAGATACCGTAGAAAGAATTGTTGGATTTTTTAAACATGCCGCACAAGGCTTAGAAGAACGTAAACAAATATTATATTTGTTGGGCCCAGTGGGCGGCGGCAAGTCGAGTCTTGCTGAACGTTTAAAAGAATTAATGGAAATACATCCAATTTATGTACTAAAAGCAGGCGATGTAATTAGCCCTGTTTTTGAAAGTCCGTTGTCTCTGTTCTCTCCTGAGAAATATGGTGAGCAAATTGAGAAAGAATATAAAATATCAAAGCGTTACCTAACTGGCTTACTAAGCCCATGGGCAATTAAACGCTTGGATGAATTTGATGGTGACATTACTAAATTTACAGTAGTAAAATTACAGCCAAGTAAACTAAAACAGATTGCTGTAGTAAAAACAGAGCCAGGTGACGAAAACAACCAAGACATTAGTTCATTGGTTGGTAAGACAGATATTCGTCAACTTGAGTACTTCTCACAACACGATCCAGACTCATACGCATTTAGTGGTGCATTATGTAAAGGCAACCAAGGCCTTATGGAATTTGTTGAAATGTTTAAAGCACCAATCAAAGTATTACACCCATTGCTAACTGCTACGCAGGAAGGCAACTATATGGGTACAGAAGGTATTAGTGCTATTCCGTTTAGTGGAACAATTTTAGCACATAGTAACGAATCAGAATGGCAGTCATTTAAGAACAACAAAAACAACGAAGCGTTCCTAGATCGTGTGTATGTTGTTAAGGTTCCTTACTGCTTACGTATTGATGAAGAGATTAGTATTTACGAAAAGATGCTAGACTCAAGTGGACTAGCACAGCATCCATGTGCCCCGCAAACACTTGAAATGTTATCGCAGTATAGTATTTTAAGTAGACTGCGTGAGCATGAAAACAGTAATTTGTTTTCCAAAATGCAAGTGTATAACGGCAAGAATTTAAAAGACACTGATCCACAAGCAAAGTCACTACAAGAATATAAAGACGTTGCGGGAGTAGACGAAGGCATGTCTGGCTCATCAACACGTTTTGCGTTTAAGATACTGTCACAAGTGTTTAACTTTGACACAAACGAGATTGCGGCTGATCCAGTACATTTGATGTTTGTACTAGAGCAAGCAATTAGACGCGATCAGTTTGGTGAGGAAAATGAAAAAACGCTCACAAACTTTATTAAAGAATGGTTGGCTCCAAAGTATGCTGACTTTATTGGTAATGAAATACAAAAAGCATATTTAGAAAGTTATAGTGATTATGGACAAAACTTGTTTGATCGTTATATTGAATACGCTGATCACTGGATTCAAGAGATTGACTTTAAAGATCCTGACACAGGCAACTTGTTTAGCCGCGAAGTACTAAACGAGGAGTTAGAGAAGATTGAGAAACCAGCCGGTATCGCTAATCCAAAAGACTTCCGTAGCGAAGTAGTCAACTTTGTATTGAGAGCAAAAGCAAAAAACAAAGGTAAGAATCCAAAGTGGTCGAGTTATGAAAAACTACGCGAGATTATTGAAAAGAAAATGTTTGCGTCCACAGAAGAACTACTACCTATTATTTCCTTTGGTAATAAGCAAAACAAAGATGACCAACAAAAGCACAATGACTTTGTTGCTCGTATGGAAGAGAAAGGTTATACTGATAGGCAAGTTCGTAGACTTGTTGAATGGTACATGAGAACCCAGAAGTCAAGTTAAGGGTTTACCATGGCCAAGCATATTATTGACAGGCGTTCAAATCCTAAGGGAAAGAATCTTTCCAATAGACAACGCTTCATTGAGCGGTCAAAGAAGTATATTAAGGAAAGCTTAGACGAAACTATTAAAAACAGATCTATCAAGGATCTAAAGTCTGGCAGCCGCGTCAAAGTTCCTGCTAAAAGTATTAAAGAACCACAATTCCAATACGATCCTAAATCAGGTGAAAAAGATTATGTCTTACCCGGCAATAAAGAATATGTTCCTGGCGATAAAATACGCAAACCACCCCAGGGTGGCCAAGGAGGCGGCGGCGGATCTGAAGGTTCAGATGATGCATATGGCGAAGACGATTTTGTATTCTCTATAAACAAAGATGAATTTTTAGATATATTATTTGAAGACTTAGAACTTCCTGATTTAATAGAGAAACAAAAGAAAAGTATTGAAGAGTTTAGTGTTGAAAGAGCAGGTTATGTAAATGAAGGCTCACCAAACAATCTAAATTTAGAACAGAGCATGATACGCAGTATTGGCAGACGTTTGGCTCTTAAAAAGCCTAAGGGAAGAAAATTACGCGAACTACTAGAAGAGCGTGATAAAATACTTGAGTTTTTTGCTACATTGCCACCAGGCAAAGATCATAGAACACAAGAATGGCTACGTTTGCAAGAGATTGAGGAAGAGATAAAACGCATACGAGCAAGATACAATGCTATCTCGTTTATTGATCCAATTGATCTAAAGTTTAACAACTTCTCTAAAGTACCAAAGCCTAAAAATGCGGCTGTAATGTTTTGTATTTTAGATGTATCAATATCAATGCAAGAACGTGAAAAGAATTTAGCAAAACGCTTTTTTATTTTACTACATATGTTTTTAAATATGAAGTATGACTTGGTAGACATTGTGTTTATACGCCACCATACTGTTGCTAAGGAATGTACAGAAGATGAATTCTTTAATAGCAAAGAAAGTGGCGGCACAGTAGTAAGTTCAGCATTAGAATTAACACATGAAATTATTAAGAAGCGATATGATTTAGAACACTGGAACATTTATATTAGCCAGGCAAGTGATGGTGATAATTTTACAACAGACAATGATAAAGTAGCAGAAGTTTTACGCAACGATCTTTTACCTATTTGCCAATATTTTACATTCTTATGCATTGTTCCTAATGCAGGTCAGACACATGCTGATTTGAAATATGTAGCAGGCGCTGGTATGGAAAAGAGATATTATATGTTATCACAAGAATGGTCGAATATACAATTAGGTAGAGTTCATCAAAGCAAAGATATATATCCAGTTTTTAGAAGGTTTTTTACACCAAAGGATAAAAGTGATGACTAAACTATTATTCACACAACAAGATGATTGGAGTTTTGAACTTGTAAGTAACATCTACGATGCTTGCGAAGATATTGCAGTTAATGAACTTGGTTGCGATACTTACACGAACCAACTTGAAGTTGTAACGTTTGAGCAAATGTTAGATGCATATGCAAGTATTGGTATGCCCTTATCATATAACCATTGGAGCAATGGTAAGGCATGGTCACATTATGAAAATCAATACAGAAAAGGTAGAACTAGTTTAGCATACGAACTCGTTATTAATAGTAATCCATGCATAAACTATCTCATGGAAGAGAATACAATGACCACGCAAGCATTAGTTATTGCTCACGCCGCGTTTGGCCACAACCATTTCTTTAAAAATAACTACTTGTTTAAAACATGGACAAACGCAGAAGCAATTATTGATTATCTTGTATTTGCTAAAAACTTTGTTAAGAAGTGTGAAGAAAAATATGGATTAGACGAAGTAGAACTATTTTTAGATGCATTACACTCTATTCGTAATTACGGTATTAACAAATATAAGCGTCCAGTAAAACTTAATTCGTATGCAGAGGCAGAGAAAGCGGGTGAAAGGGCAGAATACTTACGCAAACATGTTAATGAGTTATGGGACACAACAGTAATTAAACGTAAAAAGGAAGAAAAGAAGAAAACAGACAGAAAATATGTTTATTTGGATAAACCAGAAGAAAACATTATATATTTCCTTGAAAAAAACGCGCCTAATTTAACAGATTGGCAACGCGAATTATGTCGTATTGTGCGTAAGATAGCACAATATTTTTATCCGCAAGGACAAACAAAAGTGATGAACGAAGGATATGCTTGCTTTGTGCATTATTATACAATGAATCGTTTACATGAAAAAGGTTTGATTTGTGACGCAAGTATGCTAGAGTTTTTAAAACTACACACAAACGTTTTAAACCAACTTACATTTGATAAACCATATTATGGTGGCATAAATCCATATGCATTAGGTTTTGCTATTTTTCAAGACATTAAACGTATGTGCGATGAGCCAACAAAAGAAGATAAAGAATGGTTTCCTGATGTTGCTGGCGGTAATTGGAAAGAGATTACATTAGACATCGTTGCTAATTATAGGGACGAGAGTTTTATACTACAGTTTTTATCTCCAAAAGTTATACGTGATTTTAGATTGTTCCAACTTGGCGACCGCAAGCAAGATCCACATTATCAAGTAAAAGCAATCCATAACAACGCTGGTTACAAGAGCATACGCAAAGAATTAGCAAGACAATATGACTATAACTATCGCATTCCAGATATACAAGTAAGAGACTTTGATCATGATGATAAAAGAACATTATTGTTACATTTATACAGAGGTAAAAGCGGTAGAGAATTAGCAAACGAATCTACTGTAGACGTGCTAAACTATATTGCTTATATCTGGGGATATAAAGTAGAATTAGATGCTTATAATGAACAAGAAATTTTTGTTGGAGGTCATAAATGTAAAGAATGGATAAAGTATAAATATTTCAGTTCTACTCCCGTGCCTAACAGCGATGGGCAAGTTGAGAAAATAACAGGAACAACCAGCGGGTCATTTAATCCCGGAGTACGTGATTGGTGGGGTTTCTAATTATTTGACATTACCATAATAATAGTGTACAATACTTATTGCTTATAAATATAAGAAATTTTTGCTGGAGCAATAAGAATGTCAGATCTACAAAAGTATAGAAACATAGGAATTTTCGCTCACGTTGATGCAGGTAAAACTACAACAACAGAGCGCATTTTAAAACTAACAGGTAAAATCCATAAGATAGGCGAAGTACATGACGGCGCCGCTACTACAGATTTTATGGAGCAAGAGCAGGAACGCGGTATTACTATTCAGTCAGCCGCTACAACATGCTTTTGGGATGACCACCAGTTTAACATTATTGACACACCAGGACACGTTGACTTTACAATTGAAGTATACCGCTCATTGAAAGTATTAGACGGTGGCGTTGGTGTTTTTTGCGCGGTAGGAGGCGTAGAACCACAATCCGAAACAAACTGGCGTTATGCTAATGACAGTGAAGTTGCCCGTGTTATTTACGTTAACAAAATGGATAGAGTTGGTGCAGATTTCTATCGTGTAGTAGAGCAAATTAAAGATCGCTTAAACGCAGTACCAGTTATTATGGCTATTCCAATTGGTGCTGAAGATGATTTTGTAGGCATTGTAGACATTCTTACGCAAAAAGCATGGGCCTGGTCAAATTCAGCAGATCCTACTTCTTACACTATTAGCGACATTCCTGCAGACTTGGCAGACAAGGCCAAAGAATATTATGATCTAATGGTAGAGCAAGTTGTAGAGCAAGACGACGATGTAATGATGCAGTGGATGGAGGATCCTGACAGCATTAGCGAAGAAGATCTTAAAAAGTGTATTCGCAAGGGTACAATTAATTGTGATTTCTTCCCAACATTCTGTGGTAGTTCATTTAAAAATAAAGGCGTACAAAATGTATTGAGTGCCGTGGTTGATTATTTGCCTAATCCTACTGAGGTTGATCCACAGCCAGAAGTAGACTTAGAAGGCAATGAAACAGGTGAACATGCTATTGTTGATGATGACAGACCACTAAGAGCACTTGCGTTTAAGATTATGGACGACAAGTATGGTGCATTGACATTTACACGCATTTACTCTGGCAAACTTAACAAAGGTGATACAATTTATAACAGTAGCACAGGCAAGTCCGAACGTGTTGGCCGTATTGTAGAAATGCATGCCGACAATAGAGAAGAAAAGGACTCTGCACAAGCAGGCGATATTATTGCATTGCTTGGTATGAAAACTGTACAAACAGGTCATACACTGTGTGATAAAAATAAACCCGCCGTACTAGAGCCAATGGTATTCCCTGCCCCGGTTATTAGTATTGCTGTTGAACCAAAGACACAAGGTGACATGGATAAGTTAGGAACTGCTATTGGTAAAATGGTCGCTGAAGATCCGTCCTTCCATGTTGAAACAGATCAAGAAAGTGGGCAAACTATTCTTAAGGGTATGGGCGAACTACACTTAGACATTAAGTGCGACATTCTTAAAAGAACCCATGGCATTGAAGTAAGTATTGGTAAACCACAAGTAGCATACAGAGAAACTATTACACAAACAGTGGAAGACAAATTTGTTCATAAAAAGCAATCAGGTGGTTCTGGCCAGTTTGGTGATATTGAATATACTATAGAGCCATTGCCATCAGGCGGCGGCTTTGAGTTTGAATCAAAAGTTGTCGGTGGTAATGTGCCAAGAGAGTTTTGGCCTGCTGTTGAAAAAGGTTTTAGAGAGTCTGCTAATAACGGCATTGTAGCAGGTTATCCGTTGTTAGACTTTAAAGTGACATTAACAGACGGTTCTTCACACGCAGTTGACTCAAGTGCTATTGCGTTTGAATTAGCAGCTCGAGGTGGCTTTAGACAAACCATGCCTAAAGCAGGACCACAATTACTAGAGCCTGTCATGAAACTTGACGTAATTGCTCCAGAGGATAAAGTTGGTGACGTTATTGGCGACATTAACAGACGCCGCGGCATGATTAGCAATCAAGAAGTTAGTGGACAAAAGGTACGCATTTGGGCAGAAGCACCAATTGGTGAAATGTTTGGCTATATTGGCGACTTGCGTGGTATGACGAGCGGCCGTGGTCAGTTTAGTATGGAGTTTAGTCACTACGCACCGTGCCCTGCTAATATCACTGAAATGATCACAAAACGCACTGGTTAATATTTTTCTTAAATCAGTTTCTAGGTTAACATATTAATGTTTGACTATATATTAGTAGGCCCAGATGTAAATTTCACACAAGGAGATATTAATGAGAAATATGATGTACGCCATTATGGCAACGTTTTTTGCATTTAGTACAGCAAATGCAGCCGAATCAAAAAGTAGCGTTCGTATTAGCGCAACAGACTGGTTTGTTAGTTATGACCAATCAGGTGCTAACTATTCAGATAAGGATGAATTTAGAATCGGTAATGACAGGCTTTCTGCTTATTCTGATAGTGACACTGATATTGGTTTTTCAGTTACGGCCGGAATTGGTAATGGCACGTTAAGTGCGAGTTCATGGGCCGAATATGCGGATGATAAAGATTATGTAGTTGGTGCTGGTTTAGGTATGCAATTAAGTATTTTAAACATTGTTCCAAGAGTAAATTGGAACATTGATGAAAGTGCATTGGATACAGATGTTTTGGCCCGCATTGCTTTATATGATATTGATGCATATGGAAGATTATGGTGGGATTGGGAAGAGGCCGACGCATTCCTAGGATCCACTATAGGCGTAGGCTGGAGTATTGCTATGACCCCAACTTTTGCTATTAGACCTTACTGGGAAATGCCATTAGACAGTGATTGGGAAACTAGTGAGTCTGTAGCAGGCGTTAATGTAAACGTCTCATTCTAATTAGAATTGGTAGGGCTCCATGTGGCACTCTTTCGTCGATCAGAAACACAAGAAAAATATATCTATGAAACTCCCGATAATGGGAGAACTATCACCAGAAGAGTGCCCATGGGATCTACTACTGAAGTACTTGTCCCAACAGACGACGAACCACCAATAACAAAAGAGCATGGACGTTGGCTATCTCACGATGATTTATTGAATATAGGTAAACAACACTTTGATGAACAACGATTGCGTGATAAACACCCAGCATTACAAGAAGCCTGGGAAAAATATCAATTAATTTTGGCGTTGGTGAAAGACGAAAATTCTTATAAGACCCACAAACCAAGCGAAAAATAACCCTTCTTAAAAAATCTCGTTAATCTTGACGTGATCTCAAAATAATGTTATACTAATAGTACTTTTAATCACCTTAAAGGAAATTAGTTATGGCACACATTAAATTTATATTAACCGGTTACGGCGGCGAAGTGGTACTTGGTAAAATTACTAAAAAGTGCGCCGAGTTTTGGCAATCAGACGAAATGAGTGATTACTTTTACGAGTATGTAGGTAGTCCGGACTGGTTTGCTGAAGAAAACCCTGACATCAAAATTCCAAAATACGCAACATTAAGCAATTGGTATGAGCATGATGACCGCGGCCATGAATATGGCGTGTCTCGAGATCATGCCCAACTTGAGATTGTTGAAATGGATGGCATTGGTTGGGAAGCCAAAGAACTAGACAATATCTATTACGGGGGCCTTGTCGAATTTGTAGAAGACTATGATGAAGAAGGAAACATGCTACAAGAAGAAGAAATCATGCCAAAGCCTAAAGAATATACACTTGCTGGTATCCATACTGAGAAAGGTACATTCTACGAAGGCACTATTGATATTGAAGGCAAGTTTGATCCATCAAAAGTTAACTTTGATATATGTGAAATTAACGATGATATTCTCGTCACTGGTATATACTACGATGGCGAATATATCGATAATCAAGACATGAGCACGGATGGTAAGTCACTGGACTTTGATATAATCACGCCATGGGAATAAAAGGGTAAATACTATGATGGGTGATAAAATTAAAATAACTGCTGAAGAACTTGACCTCTATGCAGATGTAGCAGAGGTGTTTGAAGATTGGTTACATGAAAACCCCGGCAACAAAGAAGATATGAAAATAAATCCTGATGACTCAATTGAAGAGCAGGCTATGAAGCAATCTTATGTCTATGCCAAAACTTATTTGCAGTTATATATTTTGTTCTTAAAAATAATGCCACGTATTCCTAAGGAAGAGTTAGACTTTGGTGAAGCAGAAATAACTTTTGATGAAAACACTGAAAGAACCAAAGTAATAAAAAAGTTTATGACAGAAAAGCAACTCATGGAAGATATGAGTATAGAAGATAAAGAAATGTTCGCTGAAAAACTTGAAGAACTTAAAATTAAAGGTGCATTCCATTGAAAACAACATACTCAGACAATGCTCAAGAAGTCATAGTACAAGGTTTAACAGATTGCCAACTTATTAATGTTGTTAGTAGTGTCCAAAATTATACTGACGAACAAACCTATATGTATGCACACAGTCAAGTAGGTGTACAAGGTGATCCTTGGGATAAGTGGTCACGTAATTTTTCACTAATGCCAACTAATAAGTTGCAACTTCCTTTTCCTGTGCGTATAGAGTTGCAAGAAGCAATTGGTAAATTTATATTAGAAGGTAGACTTAAAGTAGAACACTTTACACAAGTATTAGAAGCAAACACAACGTGGGAAGAAAGACAAGGTCTTCTACATCCTCAAAAGCGACACTCATCAAGTCGTTTATTGAATTATGTAATGTTGTTTATAGTATTTTATACTATAATATCTATTTTTATATATTAAAGATTTAGGAAATTTGATGAGTGTTTGGGCGGAATTTAATCCATTAAAATCTTGTATCATTGGCACATTGCCAAATCCTGAAAGTATTATTCCTTATACAAAATTAAAAAACAGATATGAAAAGTATTTTACTGAAATAATCAACAAGTCAAGACAAGAGTTAGATGAGTTAGAAAAAGTACTCATTAGTTATGATATTCAAACACATCGAAGTGTGCAAGATTATCCATTTCACAACGGCACATCAATTACTACACCGCCGTTAGCTGTTAGAGATATGTATACTATATATGGAAACAGTCTTTATAAAGGAAATTATGCAATGGACTGGGACCGCTTTAGTATAAATTCATGTGATCATGTTCTAAATCAATATAGTTTTGATAATATATATGAATTACCTACTAATGATATATTTTTTGATGGTGACTATGATAAGTTTGATCCAGAAATAGATTTAGGCAGACCCTTATATGAACCCACACTTTCACTAAAATGTGGCAATGATATCATATTATCTAAAGATTCTGCTAATGAGGGTAATGAGTTAGGTAAGCAATTATATATGGAGTGGATTAAATCTATTAATCCTAAAGCAAAGTTTCATTTATTAGATACAGATGGCCATATAGATTCTCAACTATTCCTTGTTCGACCAGGACTATTAATAACAAGTTTACCTTCTGAATGTTTACCTACGTTTTTTGCAAAATGGGAAAGGATTCATGTAGAAGGCTTCGGCGATGTAAAAGAAGCATGGCATAAAGTGAATGAACATCGCCATAAAAAATTCCACCCAATAATTGCTCAATGGTTTTATAAGTTTTTAGAGACATGTACAGAAGAAACTTATTTTAATTTAAATAGTTTAAGTATTAACGAAAAAACAATTTTGTTTACAGGAACATATCCTACTTTATTCGACAAATTAGAGAAAAAAGGCATAACGTGTGTTCCAGTAGACATGAAAGCAACAACCTTTTGGGATACAGGTGTTCATTGTGCTACAAATGAAATAGAACGTAACGGTGAATTAGAAGACTATTCTTAACCTAAAAACTGTTTTATATAAATACCATATATGAAGCAATTTTTTGCAAAAGATAATAACAAAAAAGAACCAGCCAAAGACACTAGCTTTGTTACTGAAATTAAAGAAACGTTTAACAAAAAGAAAGTATACAAAGCACGTTGGGTTTGGTATCATACTATTCTAGCGGCTGAGTTGTTTTTAATTATTATCTTATTAATTGCAATATTAGCAAAAATATAGGAATTATTATAATGGCATTGCCAATTCATAAACATTTAATCATTAGAGCGGAAGTATCAAATCCTCCTGATGAGAACGATGTAGAAAAAACAAAACAATGGATGATAGATTTAATTAAAACTATCGATATGAAATTACTTTCAGGTCCACATTGTGAGTATGTGAAAGTAGAAGGAAACGCAGGCATCACAGTTGTTTCAATCATTGAAACAAGCCATATTGCAATGCATATTTGGGACGAACCAAACCCAGCATTGCTTCAATTAGATGTTTATACTTGCGGGCCATTTAAACCTATTCAAGTTTTTGAGAAATTGCAAGAATTCGGTTTAGTAAAACTTGAATGGAAATATTTAGACAGAGAGCATGAGTTTAAAACGGAACATGTTGGAAAGTGGAGCGACTCACAAGATGAGTTACCTGACCATCATGTCTTAAACAATGGCTAAAAACGAAAAAAAATCTACACTTATACAATGTTCGCAATGTGAGGGAAATAGTAGTTACATCATAGACCATCGCATTTATGTTTGTAAAAAGTGTGGGTTTACTCGTGATTTAAGTACAGAGGCACAAGAGAAAAAAGAAGTAGCACATATGCCTTACACAGAAGAGGAATGGGAAATGATTAGTAATTCTCAACATATTCCTCAACAAAAAGACAAAGAAACACACGATAAAAAAGAAACTAAAGACGAGAAACTAAAGGACGCACCGTACTCAGATTGGGACGACTATCCGTATATTCCTATTTCACAGTGGTTATATAAACGCCTATAAAGTATAAATAATAGTATGAGACTTAAAGAATTTGAAATCTTTGAAGCCGCAACACCAGAAGCCACTAGTAGTGGTAATATCGCTACCGTTGCTAATCCGCACGTAGCACACAATAACAAAAAACCAACTAAAAAGTGGAAGCCTACTGACAATGCTTTAGATATGAAAGGCAAAGAAGGCATGTTATTGGCAGGCAAAGACCCTGCTACTATTAGGCGTCAAATTCAAGAAGGCTCATTATACGAAGGCTGGCCACTAGTGGCGGGTCTTGCGGCGCTTGCCCGCGTGGACGCCGCGGGCGCCGCTCGGAGTCTTGCGGCGCTTGCAGGTGCTGGATATGCTGGTTATAAAAAACTAACAGGCAAAGATGACGAAGAAACGCCACTAGCCGCAAAGAAAAAGAATATCTTTCAAAAACTAAAAGATCGTCCTAAAGACATAGATGATGCAGTTGAAAAAGCCGTTTCTGGGTAAAAATCCCCCATTTTCCCTAAGTCATTGAAATCATTGACTTTTTAAATGCTTGATTTTAAAGGATTTTCTCAAAATTTCAACTTTTTTAATTCCCCTTATTTTTCAAGCACTTAGATACACTTTCTTCGTGACATTTTTCCCATAATCCTATATAATGTATATATAGGTTAAAGAAACAGGGAAACAGATGAAAACTCTCAACACGTTCAACCAGTCCACAGAGGACCACCCCAAAGGTTACTACTTCTACCTTGTGGATTTTAAAGACATCCACAGTAGCCAGTCATACTTTCGTATTATTGACTGCGATGCCGGCGCTACCCACGCTGAACGGATGGCCCGCTTCGACCGTGACTTAAACGGTGGGGAAGAGCCCCGTTATGAGGTAGTCCGATATGAGTTGGACATGGACGAGGACGAGATGCTCGAGCGTGGACTCCGTGAGAATGTTTTACATGACACCTACTGGGACCGTGTTGTCCAGGGAGCCGTATAATGAAATTGAAAGCCACTAACAAGCGATACCATATCATCTATCGTAACATTGCGGGTAGCATGAGACAGACATGGGTCGATGCTACTCAACACTATGCTGCGATTCAG